GGTATAACTTTAGTTGTCAATAGATAAAATTTAAAATATTTTCCGGCGGGCCGGGTCGTGTGTAAGTTGTTTGCTAGGAAGGGTTTACGTCAACAATACATATCGTTTCTTATTACCTCCCATTGTTTCCAGCTTTGAGATTTTATGTCGAAAAAATAACGCTGCTTTCCCTTGTATATGTCTGCTGCTTAGATGGTGATTCATTTCCTCGAATGATATTTTATCTTTACCCTCTACCATCTGATTCCATATAACATCTTTCTGCTCTGATGTAACATACTTAGGATTCATAGGAGTAGCAGTCATACTCTTCATTTTTTGTTCAATTTGTTTCTCTAGAAACTCTGGCGATAGGTCACTCATAATATCAGAGTACTGTTCTTTTATATCCTTTACTCTCTGCTCATATCGTTGGTACTGCTCTATTATCAGTCGATTCTGTATTAGTACTTCTGCCATATCTCTGCACATATCATCTAATGCTGTCAATCTTGTTTCAAAATCCATGATCATTCTCCAAATGGTGATGTTTCTGTTTCTGTAAGTGTAGCATATCTTTCAGCCAATGCAACTATTCTTTCCTCACTTCCTGGCTTTCCTACAGGATTAATCATATTGTCCTTACTGCTAAGATACCTATCATTTACCTTAGCCTGTTCACTCCTTACAATTTCCCGCATAGCTTTCCTATTGAACTTATGAAGGTTTCCATTCTGCTCAATTCCTTCCCATATCTGTGTGCATTCATCCCAAGCCGCCGATAGGATAGGGTACTGTCTCATTAGCTGTTCTGTGTTACTTGGCATTATAGCTGTAATCTCCTGTGTCATAGTTTCTAATCTCTTGTAGTCTATCAGCAATTTCAAAATGGTCAAGCCATCCAAATACTTCTACCGCACCATGTCGCTTGTGTATAGGATGACTCTCTAATACTTTGTACGACATATTAGGATCGGTACCGTGTTTATGCTCTATAATCCAGACTTCAAAGTAGCCGCTATTCCCGCCATAACTTTGATCATGATTTGACACAATAGCGCCAAGACCATTAGAGAAAAAATAACGCTTAACATAACGACCTTTCTCCTTCATATATTTGGAATCAAAATATGTTTCATTTAGTTTTAGTGGGTTTACTTTAGTTTTCATTTGTTTTATTCCTCAATAATGATCTCGACTAGTTCTACATATCCCAACATTTTAATCTTGTTAGGAACATATTGCAAGGCTTCTAATTCGCTTCTTGCTGTTACCTTTCCGTGAGCCTGAGAGTCTCCTGTTTCGGCATTAGATGTCCATACCCTCCATTCTTTTAATCCTGACTTGTGCCGTATTGGTGTTCCACTTCTCATTTTTTTCTCCTTATTTGAGTGATAGTCTAACATTTTTCTTGTTTATGTCAAGCATAATTTCCCGACCAAATTCTTTACAGTGTCGATAGTTTTCAGGGAAAACAATAATTTTTCCGTTGATGGCATTTGATCCCCATAAGTCTACAAACTTTTTAGCCTCTGCACCTCCTACCTTAATAACTGTTTTATCATAATCTACGAACACAAAAACAATCATATCAAATAATTCGGTTTTTATTGCATTGAAAGCATACTTCTTGCTTCTAGTTCCGTCTGCTCTTGCTGTTGTGTTGAGTCCAACCGTTGATGTTTTTACTTCTACACGTTTCCAGCTTTGCCCTATTTTTACCTTTAGGTCACAAGAATCAACGCCGCTTAGTAATTTTACCTTGAATCCTAAATCCTCTAATTGTTCCATCACAACGTATTCGCCCATACGTCCAATAGCTTTAGAATCTCCGGCTTCAACAATTTGCCTTGATGCCTCGTCTGTGTATGCTTGTGTTTTGATCTTGTCATTTTTGTATCGTGCTACTGCTCGGTTACAAACTTCTGCTTTTACTTTAGTCGCCATTGTTTTATTCCTGTTTAGTGTGTGTGAAATCGTCTGGTAATTATATCGGTAATTTTATACTGTGAACTTTAGCTTGTCAAGAGTTATTTATTCTGAAACCTCCTCTTTGATAACTTCGCAATGCTCACCGCAAGCAGTGCAAATATCTTCAAGAACAACATCGGAACCACAGCAATCTGAAGTGATAATTAAGTTTAACATTTTCTTTTCTTTCTATTATTGTTTACTTGTTATATCCTAAGTATATATATAGTATCGGAATTTGTCAAGCACTAATTTAGAAATATTTTTATTTTTTTTCTGTGTGCAAATATCATGCCATAAATTTTTTTTCTTTTGGCACAGCATTTGCTACTGTTAAGATAGGTAACATAGGTAACCCGGCCCGGCGGATTGCTCCTAAGTCCTTTACTGGTAAGGGTTTACGCTTACTTTATTGCCCCATCGTTTCATCGCATCTACTGTACATGCGTGAAGGTTATTGTCAAATTTAAATATACCTCCTACCGTTTCAATACTCTCTGTTGCCCAACCCTTACCATCATTCATGTCTTCTCTGTAATAACACATCTCCTTTCCTTTATAAGTATACATATCTACAACTTTCCTACGCCATCCATGCCCCTTCTTTCTTTCCCATACACTTCCGGTTTCTACTGTAATTATTTTTCTCATTTGTATTCCCTAAAAACAAAATTACCAAATAGACAAGCAAACATTATTACGTACATCATACCCAATAACCATTCCGGCATCAGCATACCTCCTCAACATCTGAATAAATTTCATCAAACAAATCTACTCCGGTTACTTCGCACCAATCAAGCGGATGGGCGTTGATATCGTCGCAAGGTTCTACCACACCTTCATTTTCTAGGGCGGCAATTAACAGCTGAGTATTTATATCTAGCATCTCAATTTCTCCGTGGTAAGTGTATCAAAAGTGTACCAAATTTTATTATCCACATCAACTGCAAAAATAATCTAATCCCTGAGCAGCGTGAACAGCTTCGGAACAATCGTAGTCGATACGATCTTCGATTACTTCACAATGTTCTAAACATTCTGGGCAGATGTCCTGATCTGAATGGCAAGGGTATCCGCAGCAATCGGTGGAATAAGTTATTTCGAAATTTTTTGAAGTGTTTAACATTTTTAATTCTTTCTAATTTGTTTACTTGTTATATTTCAAGTATATATACTTATTCGGAAAAGTCAAGGGGTAATCTTAAAAAATTTTTATTTTTTTTCGTAGATTGTATCGAGATAAATTTCGCTATCTGTTACAACCCACCCATATTCACACGTGCTAGTATATGTACCTATGTACAGTTTACCATTGTCGTATCCTTCGTATCCTACAAACATACTTAATAGTGTGGCGATTGTCAACATTGTATTTCTCCGTGTGTTATTGTTACCTATATATAATATCGGCTTGTCCAGGCGGAAACTTTACAACAAAATAGATTTTTTCTCGTATACCCCTCAAAAGAACTAGCCGGGGGGTTGGAAAACATGTAAGTACTGTCCTATCAAGCACTTATGGTAGGGGGGTTTTTATAAACGCAAGATAAACAGGGTATTGGTATGAAAAATCGCGGGGTGGTACATACACAATAGGCGCCACCATATATAATTGGCCAGTTTATTAGCCAGTTACTATTTATGTTTTATTTTCATCGACGACATACCGAGATGCTTTAATTCTATTGATTTTATTCGGTGTATTTACTTTTGTAACTAGATTTTATTAACAATTATAAGAAACAAACAATGGCAGATACAAGCAACGCATATTCCTCAGAAGGCTTTAATAGACAGAAGCAGTTTTCTGGTTTAGATGCTAGAAAACCTGAAAATCTAGAGATATATTATGACACTAATGATTACTATACAGATCCTCAGTACGTTAGTATTCTTAGAACTTTTGTTGACACAGTAGGATTCAATTATCCCAAAGAAAGTTCTGTGGTTTTTCCAGCGCCTGAGCATGCAGAAGGACTTAGAGCTTCTGGAGTACCTGTTTTTCAAATCTACGACAACTCTATTAGCATCGATAACGCAGGATCGTCTTACGAAATATATGATTCATTTAATATATTATCGGATAATCAAGAAATAGGATACGTTGTTGTTAGTGAAACAGGCGTAGGCGGATCTATTTCAGGCCTAGGAGCAAGTAGCTCTCAAGTATATGCTTCGTCTCTTAATAATCTTTCTATTGTCTCGAACACAGACAATCAGTCTGCACAACTATCTGTCAACAACAATTTTTCTATAACAGCAATTACTATGACATCTCCAGGCTTGGGATACCAAACAGTAAGTAGTACCACAGCAACTCCCATATCTCATAATGTTGTTTTATATCCTTTTGCTGCCACAGAACACACTAGTCAAAACACTACTGATTTTTTAGATTATTTTGATAATTTACTTGACAATAATATTGATCATACTGCTGCTGTTATTAGAGAAAGCAAAGATCCGTTCATACAATATACCGAAATAGATCTTTCAGATTCTATAAGAGAGTGTGTACTCAATGATATTAATAAAGTAAACCATTTAGGATTACACGATTACACAATTGTTCAAAACTTTTCCCTTGGTTAACAATCACAGGAGCTAGCAATGCCCCAACAACCACCATCAGTAAAAGGCCCATTTTTTCCCACATTCCCTCCTCCCGACACAACCAATACTGGCAATCCTTCTTCAGGAGGTCTTGCCCATCTTTTTTGTTCTTGGACTGAAGAAGTCGAAGTCTGCGAAACAGGAGTAGCCCAATGTGCTGGAACTTGGTCAGCTGCTAGTAGCGCCGGAGGATCAAGCGGCGGCTCACTAAGTAATGGTTCTTGTGACATTAATGTATCTTTTGATTTAGCTTGTGATACTCCTCAAGCTATTAATGTAACAGCTAATTGTTCAGATGGCACAACCGTTGTATTAGATGAATACTATTGGCCAGGAAAACCAACTAATAGTAGTGAAGGCCAATATTATGTAGTTTGTCAATGTGACACCTCCGAATGCTCGGAAGAAGGAGGACTAGGATCAGATTACTGTGATCAATTTGAGAGTGGTCCTTATGCTACTGAGGCTGAAGCCATCGCAGCTGTGCCATCCTATGATGGAACGTGCAGTTGTACAGCCACAACAACACCATGTAGTGACACAGCATATAACAAGACGTTCACAAATGTATGTGAAACAGCTCCTCCTGTAAATTGCAGAATGGTAGAGATACCAGGTAGTTGGTCAGACATGATACCTCTGACTGCTTCATGTGGGTGGACTGTTCTTGCTGGAGCATCTGAGGTAGACAAAAATATATTTTTTGCGAAAGTAGCACAACACCTCATAAACAATAACCCAGGTTTAGTGCAAATTATACGAATACACTTGAAGGTAGGCTTATCTGCGAGTGACACTAGTGCTGTCATGCAATTCTTAAAGTTGATGAAAACAACAAGTGGATCGAAGTGTCTTTTGCAACCACCACCAAATTTCTCCGATAGTTCTGTTCTTAGAGCCATATCAGATGCTGTTGCTAAACATCTAAATCAAATGGGAAAAGGAGCCCCAAAACCACCAACTGGAGGCGGCATAAATTTTGGTCTTCCTGTGATGATCATCATGCCAACACTAGATATGTTACACGAAAAACTTAACGAACAAATGAATCAATTTAATAGTTTCGACGACGTTAAGTGCGCTATGAATGTAAATCCTGGAGGAGGCGGTATAGGAACAACTGTCGGACCAGGTAATCCAGGTTTATCTTTACCTTTAAATAGTGTTGTTAAATCTTCATCTTCTGGATCAAGTTTAAATCAATCAACAAAAAACAACATTTTACTACATATAAATAACGGATTCCCAGCACTAAATGGAAGACTATCACTCAAGACACCCAAAGCAGAATATCTATGAATAACTCTTACTATATAAAAATAAACCATAGCATTCAATATACGGCTAGAAAATCTACGCAAACAATATCAGTAAATTCTACAGCCCCACATAGAACCTTCCAACAAAATAATACCATGGTTATGGGTCCCAAACAAATTATTACTCCTGTTGATATCGAAGAATACATAAGAAATTCTAGAAGAATAGTACCTAATAGTATAGATGAAGCAGTAAAAGGAGCTAGACCTGGAGTACACTACTTATTACAAAAATCTTTTTATCCTGAACCTACGCCTACTTCCCAAAATACCAGACAAGGAATAGTAGTCACAGATAATAATATAAACTTTCAGCCTGGACAAAAAGGACTATTATCTTCATAGGTCTTATATGATCTATGATTGATACATATGCGCCCCATGATGCTCGAACCCTAAGGAGCTATAAAAAGGAATCAAGTATTCTTCGCAGTTAAGCTTTACCTTGTAGCAGTTATTATCTTTCGCGCCCTTAATACAATGTTCTACAATTTGCTTTCCGTAGCCTTTGCCTCTGTCTTCTAATCTTGTAGCAACATCTTCTATATGACAGCACATCTTATTATATCTTAATTTAACTTCCAATACTATTGTAGCTGTAGCTACTACACGATCTTCTTCTATTCCTAAATACGTAATTATATTTCTTCTACGCGCTACAGCATCTCTTACAGCTTCAACATTCTGCACAACACAATCTGAATTATTTAAAACGCTAATACATTCCATGTATCCTTTTATATAATTTTCATCTGTGTCTTTGTTAAGTATAATTATATTCATTCAACAGTAACACTCTTTGCTAAATTTCTTGGTTTGTCAACATTACATCCTCGACCTTCCGCACAATGCAAAGCGAATAGCTGTAATGGAACTAAAGACATAAATGGAGTAATTATGTCATCGCATGACGGAACCTTTATATTATACTTTCCTATATTATCATCATTGTCGTGATTCAATATAGCTATAATCTGACCGCCCCTAGATTCTATCTCCATCTTATTATTTAAAATCTTATTATATTCTTTACTATGGTTCGCTATTACTACTACAGGCATCTTATTATCAACTAAAGCTATAGGCCCATGTTTCATTTCTGCTGCCGGATATCCTTCAGCGTGTATATAAGATATCTCTTTTAACTTTAAAGCGCCCTCTAGAGCTATTGGAAAGTTATAACCCCTACCTAAAAACAAACAATTCTTTTTATTATAAAACCTTTCAGCCAACCCTCTTAATTCTGCACAATCTTTAATAGCTTCTGTCATTAGTATGGGTAAATCTTTTATACTATCTATAACCTTTTTTCTTTTACGTAAATCTGTATGATTCGTAGTTTGATCTATCATTAGAGCTAATAACAATAATGATAAACATTGATTTGTAAAAGCTTTGGTACTAGCAACTCCTACTTCTATACCGCATCGTGTATAAATTCCACACTCTGTCATCTTACTTATTTGTGAATTAATAGTATTACAAATTCCTATCGTAATAGCACCTTTTTCTTTTGCTAATCTCAAAGCAGCAATAGTATCTGCTGTTTCTCCTGACTGAGATATGCCTATTACAATATCTCCGTTTTCAATGACAGGATCTCGATATCTAAACTCACTTGCATATTCTACATTTATTCCTACTCCTGCTAACTCTTCTATATAATACTTACCCAATAAACCAGCATGCCAACTAGAACCACAACCTAAAAGTGTAATCCTTCTAGCTCTAATAAACATTTTCTTATTATCAAAACCGCCCAGTTTAATCTTATAGCCATCTATTCTGCCTAACAAACATTCACTAATAGCCTTTGGCTGCTCATGTACTTCTTTTAACATAAAACTAGAATAATTTTCTTTAGTAATTTCATATGCGTGATTATATACTTTTTCTAGATTGCATTGTGTAACATCCTTAACATTACTATCATAGTGTTCTATCTTGTCTTTTTGTATCTTGGTTATATAACCATCCTCTAGAGAGATAATATTATGAGTATCTTTATTAAATGCACTTACATCGCTGGCTATATAATAGTTATTGTCTTGTACCCCTATACACAAGCTACTTCCTTTCTTGGCACATACTAATGTATCAGGGTTTTGTTGATCTAATAGGATAAAAGCATATGCCCCTACTACTTTTTCTGTAGCTATCTTTACAGTATTAAATAAGTCCCCCACACCTTGAAGCACATCATATATTAGATATAGCAATATTTCAGAATCCGTATCTGAATTAATTGTATATTTGTCTCCCAAACTATCCTTTATTTCTTTATAGTTTTCTATGATTCCATTATGAACCAAAGCTAGGGAGTTATTATATGTTACATGAGGATGAGCATTTCTTTTACAGGCTTTACCATGCGTAGCCCACCTAGTATGACCTATTCCTATATTTCCGGTATATTTCTTAGAAACATCCAAATCTTCTATACTACCACTTTGTTTGAATGTTTTTATCTGACCGTCTTTTTTATTTATAAAGGATATACCTGCGCTATCATACCCTCTATATTCTAATCTTTTTAAACCTTCTATTAAAAAAGGTACAGCGTTGTCTTTTCCTAAATAACCTACTATTCCACACATATCTGTCGATTGTTCCTCTAATCTTTCGTGTCATATACTCTGCATCGACGACTTAGCTTGCAAACTATTTATGGATCTAGATTAGGATTGTTTTGGCTTGTAGGTATTCCCTGACTGTCTGAAATAGCAATAAACTGCTTTCTTCTGCCTTTTGGCTTAACAATCCCTAATTTTCTTCTTTGTCTCCTAATCATACTTGTAGTAACATTACTATTAGACATTTGGGTTAATTTACCTGCTAGTTCTACATCGCTCATAGAATCCTTATTTTGCTTAATGAACTCCAACTCAGAATTTTGCCATTTTTTATAAGTGGCCATGTTTTGTCCTTTTTCGTGTAAATTATATTGACTACTTTAAGTTACATGTTACTATAATAAATAATTGATCACTTTGAGCAAGGAGAAAAAATGCAACCATTTGAAGGCACGCCGTTAGAAACAGTACTACATACAAAGGCCTCCAAAGACTTAGATGTATCACTAGATTTGGAAGCTAAATCCACTGCATCCATAAATGAATTACTAAATGACCAAAAAAACAAAAGTAACGAAACAGACGAAGAAGATAACGAGGAACACACAGAAAGCTCTCAAGAAGACACAGAAGAATCCGACCAAGAATCAATCTCTTCCGAAAGAGAAAAAACACAATAAAGATTCTTACTTAAATGGTGTCTGCGAGAAAGAGTTTCTGGAAGCACTCGAAAATATCACAAAAAGATTGGCCATAAAATTTAAATTTGGATACCACGAAATTGAAGATATGAAACAACAAGCAGCTATATTTGCTATAGAAGGCTTGCAAAATTACGACAAAAGCAGACCATTAGAAAACTTTCTTTGGACACACGTTAGAAATCGCCTATTTAATTACAAGCGTAATAATTATCAACGTCCAGATAAACCCTGTCAATCTTGCCAATTCTTCGACAAACACTACGCTAAATCTGACAATCAATGCACAGAGCATAAGGATAAACTAAACTGTGAACTATATGCCTCTTGGTTTAATCGTAATGACGCCAAGAAGAACATAATGCAACCACAGTATATATCTGAAAATCAGAATATTACATCTTCCCTCACAAAGGACTCATTCCTGCAAAACCTAGAAAACAAAGAGATTATAGGATTTCTAGATGACAATGTAGAGTCACAATATAGAGAATCATACCTTAAACTTAAACATGGAGCTAAAGTACCTAAATCTGAAGTAGTTAAATTACAGAAGTATATTGAATCCCTTATAGAGAACTTTAAATGTCTAAATCAAAAATCCCCAAAAAAAGAGGCCAATTAAGCCTAGAGGAAGAACAATACATAAAGGATAATATAGACAAATTATCTATAGAAGACATATCTTCCCACCTAAACCGTACAACTGGCCCTATTAAAAAATATATAGATAAAAACCGCTTACTCTCAGGAGAAGACGATAAACAGATAGAGTTCCTTAGATCTAAACTACATAGTAAAACCTTCTGGAGTGAAATAGTAAAACAGTTTGACGAAACCACTGGTGAACTACTATATTTTGAAAATACATGGATTGGTCTTATTAAACAGTTCAGGGAAGACGTACTTCCTGCAGAAGAATTACAAATAAAACAATTTATCACCATAGACATTCTTATTAATAGGAGTATGAAAGAACGCAAACGCCATATTAGTGAAACTGAGAAGTTACAGAGACAAGTAGATTCTGAGTATGAATTGAAAGAGGCCGATAGAGATCTTAACAAGTTGGCCAATTTAGAGACCCAGTTGAGTTTTGCAAGAAACAGCATTGCTAACTATACTAATGAATATACCAAATTACTGGCCGAACAACAAAAGATAAGTAAAGATCTAAAGGCTACAAGAGAACAGAGAATCAAGCGGATCGAGGATGGAAAAAGCAGTTGGGTAGGATTAATACGTATGCTAGAGGATGAAGAGCTAAGAGAAAAGCAAGGCAAGGAAATGGAAATCCTTAATATGGCATCCAAAAGCTTTAAAGAGAAACTTTCAGATTTACACACCTATGAAGACAAGGGAGTAGACCAGCCGTTTCTATTACCAGAAAATCAGGAATAATATTATGAAAACAGCTTTAGTAAGCGGAATCACAGGACAAGACGGATCATATCTGGCAGAGTATCTACTAGAATTAGGATACAAGGTAGTAGGTCTACATAGAAGATCTAGCAATAATAATACTAGCAGAATAGATTCTTTTTTGCGGCATACAAATTTCATTCTTAATGAGTTCGATTTGACAGACCCTTCAGATTGTGGTTCCACGCTTAAAGAGTATCAGCCTGATGAATTTTATAATCTAGCCGCACAGAGTCATGTAGGAACCAGTTTCAAACAGCCTACAACTACGTTTGAAATAAATGCCGTAGGTGTCACAAATGTCTTAGAATCTATTAGATTGCATTCTCCGCACACTAGATTCTACCAAGCTAGCACAAGTGAGATGTTTGGGCGAAATTATTTAGTTGATGCAGATGGAGAGAAATATCAAAATGAAGAAACTCATATGCTTCCTCAGAGCCCATACGCGTGTTCTAAACTGTGCTCTCACCATATGGTACACATATATAGACACTCTTACGACTTGTTTGGTTGTAGCGGTATACTATTTAATCACGAAAGTCCTCGCAGAGGATCCAATTTTGTCACAAGAAAAATTACTATATATTTAGCAAAATTGATTAATGGACTAATTAATAAAGATGAAAAATTAAGACTAGGTAATATTAATGCGTATAGAGATTGGGGTCACGCTCAAGATTATGTTAAATCTATGCATATGATGTTAAATTACGATAAACCCGATGATTATGTCATCGCAACAGGAAAAACCCACAGTGTCAAAGATTTCCTAAAAGAGGCTTTTCAATTATTCGATATGGATTATAATGACTATATAATGATTGATCCCGCCTTTTACAGGCCTTGTGAGGTAGAATTTCTGAAAGGAGATTCTACTAAAGCTAAAGAGACTCTTGGTTGGCAGCCGGAGTATGATTTTAAGAAGTTAGTGGCCAATATGGTGTATAGTGATTTGGAAGCATTTAAAAATGAAAAGAAACTTTAATGACCCGGTTTATAAAAAATGGCGGAAAGACGTTTACAAGAGAGATAAATTCTGTTGTAGATGGCCTAATTGTAAATCTCGTTACAAGATAAATGCACATCATATTAAAACTTGGTCAGACTTTCCTCATTTGAGATACGAAATAAATAACGGAATAACACTTTGCAAGCAGCATCATGATATGATAAGAGGAATGGAAGATCAATATAGTACAGCGTTTTTAAAAATATTATTACAGGATTCTCAGAAAAACAAAGGAAAAAAGAAATGATAAAACTAGAAAATAAAATTACTATTCAGCCTCCTCCTTATACGGAAGGAGACAAAGTAATCACTCCTGACGCAATAACAACTGATGAATTAGATGTTGTATATCATGACCAGCTTTCCACGAATACAATAGTAGCCACATTTGCTAATGTTCCAGGACAATTTGTAGTTTTAAAAGGAGATGAATACAAAGCTTTAAATGGAGAAATTAGCCATGAGATTTTACAATACAAGCTATTGATGCTTCTGGGAGAAGATGTTGAGAAAACTCTTAATAATCAATTTCCTAAAACTTTAGAGCAAGATCCTGATGGCCCAGGAAGTATCTTAACCAATATGATTAAAACCATAGGTATTAAGTCTTCTTCTAATTGCAGTTGTCGTAAACACGCTTTGGAAATGAATGATAAAGGACCAGATTGGTGCGAAGAGAATATGGATACAATATTGTCTTGGCTAAAAGAAGAAAGTGCTAAGCGGAAACTTCCTTATGTAGAGTTTGTTGCTAAGTCTATGGTGCAGAGAGCTATTTATAAATCAAGAAAACTTAAGGCAGCTAAAGAGATAGATGCTGCTAGTACATAATGAAGAATGAAGACTTTAGAATTATTGTCGACACTAGAGAACAGCAACCTTGGTCTTTTGAAGACTACAGTACCAGTATAGCCAAACTTGATACTGGCGATTATTCTATAGAGGGTCTTGAGGATACCATATGTATTGAAAGAAAAAAGTCTGTTAGTGAGGTAGCCAATAATATTACGGAGTCTAGATTTAAGGATGTTATAAACAGACTTAAAGAGATTAAATACCCTTTCATATTACTAGAATTTGACTTAAATGATGTTCTTAGATATCCTCAAGGGTCTAATGTTCCAAAAAGAATGTGGAGCAAAATTAGAATATCTCCAGCCTTTATAATGAAAAATATATTAGACTTAGAACTTAAACATAATATCAATGTTATCTTTTGTGGTGATGATGCTAGTGCTAGTAAATTAGCTAGTATGATTTTCAAAAGGATGTACTACCATATCGCTAAGGAATCTAACAATGACTAATTACGATAATGCTTGGCTAGGATTAGGAGACTTATCTAGTTTAGAAGTTAAAAATCCTATGATTCATAGGTCTAAGCAAGATATAGAAATTCCAGATTTACATCTAATGAAATTGATGAGAGATACGGATTATATCGGAGCTACAGTTAAAATGCTTTTTGATATAGAGCTTCATCCGATACAGATGGTTATCTTACAAGAATTTTGGAACCGACCTTTTCCTATGTTTATAGCAAGTCGTGGTTTTGGTAAATCTTTTCTAATGAGTTTATATTGTATCTTGAAATGTACTTTTGTTCCGGGAACTAAGATAGTGGTAGTAGGTGCTGCTTTTAGACAGAGTAAAATTATATTTGAATATATGGAAAATATATGGAAAAATAGTCCTGTACTTAGAAGTATCTTTAGCGGAAATAATGATGGTCCTCGTAGAGATGTAGATAGATGTACTATGAGATTGGGTGATAGTTGGACGATAGCTATCCCTATGGGTGACGGTAGTAAGATTAGAGGTTTAAGGGCGCATATTATTATTGCTGATGAATTTGCTTCTATATCTCCAGATATATATGAAACAGTTGTTGCTGGTTTTGCTGCCGTTAGCGCTAGTCCTATAGAAAATGTAAAACAAGAAGCTCGTAAGAAAGCTATGCAAGATGCTGGACTATGGAGTGATCAACTAGATGAACTATCCTCTAAAAAAAGTAATCAAGCCATTATATCAGGTACAGCAGATTATGGATTTAAACATTTTGCTCAGTATTGGCAAAGATACAAGACAATCGTAGAGAGCAAAGGAGACCCTAAGAAACTACAAGAAATATTTAAAGGAGAAGTTCCAGAAGATTTTAACTGGAAAGACTATAGTGTTATAAGAATACCTTATGAATTAATTCCTAAAGGATTTATGGATGACAAACAGGTATCTAGAGCCAAGGCTACTATACATACCGGAATATACAATATGGAATATGCTGCGTGTTTTGTGAATGATAGCGAAGGATTTTTTAGAAGAAGTCTTATTGAGAGTTGTGTGACAGGCAATAGTAATCCAATTAAAATTGGAGAAAAAGAAATTATTTTTGAAGCTAAGGTAAAAGGAGATCCTGATCTACAATATATCTATGGTATTGACCCAGCCTCAGAAAAAGATAATTTTTGTATAGTGATTCTAGAATTACATTCAGACCATAGCAGAGTGGTTCATGTTTGGACTACTAATAGATCTAATTTTCAAGATAGACAAAAAACAGGATTAGTTAACGAACATGATTTTTATGGATTTTGTGCTAGAAAGATAAGGGATCTGATGAAGATTTTTCCTTGCGCACGAATAGGTTTGGATGCCCAAGGAGGAGGCGTTGCAATAGAAGAAGCTTTACATGATCCTTCTAAATTACAAGAAGGAGAAGTTCCTATATGGCCAGCCATTAATCCTAATAAAGCAAAAGAGACAGATGGTAAAGCAGGATTGCATATTCTAGAACTGGTGCAGTTCGCTAAGGCGGATTGGACAGCACAGGCCAATCACGGACTACGCAAAGATCTAGAAGACAAATTATTACTATTCCCAAGATTTGATGATTTAAGCATAGGTTTGTCTATGTTAGAAGAAGGAAAAGATATTTTAGAATCCGATAATACCAATGTTTATGATAGTCTAGGAGATTGTATTATGGACATTGAGGAACTAAAGAATGAATTAACTACCATTGTAATGACCCAAACTAGCACAGGTCCAAATGCTAGAGATAGATGGGATACTCCTGAAGTTAAGATGCACGGAGGTAAACGGGGAAGATTACGTAAAGATAGATATAGTTCTTTAGTTATAGCAAATATGTTAGCGAGACAAATACATAGACAAGAAGCTCCTATATCTTATGATGTTATTGGAGGTAATCTTAGAGATAGTCACTCTAAAAAAGACGGAGAAATGTATAAAGGTCCAGATTGGTTTACTTCCGGAGCAAATGATGGAGACATTTATACTGGAATTTACAGATAATTAGTGTATTAGATATTAATCCCATTACAATCCCATTACAAAAGCAATACGATGCCAGAAAAACCTGAAGACAAAAATCCTATTCAAAATGCCTCTATTTCCCCTGACGAGGCTTATGTTTTTTGGAATAGTGATCCCAATACTCATGAAGATGCTTTGAAAGCGTCAGCTGGAGCTTTAGAAGAATATACAGGAATAAATAAAGCTACTGCTAGTAGAAGATATTTTAATGATTTTTCTAATCTTGATGGAAATACTGGTGGCAGACCAGGACTTACTAGAACAGATTATGACTACTTCAGGCCAGACGAAGCGGTACCGAAGCATGTTAAGAGGATCATCAAAAAGGCAGAAGACGTTTATCAAAGAGTAGGTCTAGTAAAAAACGTTATTGATTTAATGGGAGACTTTGCTGTTCAGGGAATAAAGATAGTACATAAAAACAAAAGGATTGAAAGATTCTACAGAAACTGGTTTAAGAAAGTAGCTGGGAAAGATAGATCAGAGAGATTTCTTAATAATCTATATAAAACAGGCAATGTAGTAATCAATAAACAAACAGGTAAAATATCAGCTAAAGTTAACAACAATCTATATAAAGCTATTGGTGTTGCAGATTTAAAGGTTGATTCTATGTCGGACATTAAAATAGAAAGAAGAGAGATTCCTTGGAGATATACTTTTATTGATCCTGTATGTGTAGAAGTTTCTGCTGGCTCATTATCTTCTTTTGTTCATGATAGATTTTACGAGTTAAAATTGCCTGCTTCTATAAGAAAGACTATAAATTCTCCAAAAAACGAAAATGAAAAAAACATCATAGCCAATTTACCTCCAGCAATTCTTGAAGCTGCTAAGGGAAGAAAGGGCTATCCGCTAGATCCAGATAAAACTTTAGTCTATCATTATAAGAAAGACGATTGGCAGACTTGGGCATATCCTATGATATATGCTATTATGGATGATATTACAGTAATCGAAAAATTAAAGCTTGCAGATATTGCTGCTCTTGATGGTGCAATATCAAATATTAGAATTTTCAAGTTGGGTAGTCTAGAACATAAGATTGCTCCTACAAAAGCCGCCACAGCAAAACTGGCACAAATTTTAGGAAATAATGTTGGTGGTGGAACAATGGATCTCGTTTGGGGTCCGGATATTGAATTGCTAGAAAGCAAAACGAATGTACATAATTTTTTGGGTGAAGGTAAGTATACCCCTCATCTTAATAGCATTTATGCTGGATTAGGCATACCTCCTACGTTAACAGGCACATTTGGGGCAGCGGGAACGACAAATAATTTTATATCATTAAAAACTCTTACCCAAAGATTACAGTATGGTAGAGATATGCTGACTGCTTTTTGGGAAAAAGAAATGTTAGCAGTACAGAAAGCTATGGGGTTTAGATTTGCTGCTTCTATAGAATTTGACAGAATGGACTTAAGTAATGAGGACGCAGAAAAAGCCCTCTTAATACAGCTTGCTGATAGAAATCTAATTAGCGACGAATTACTACAAAGTAAATTTGGTTTCGATCCCGATATGGAAAAGACTAGACTAAACAGAGAAAACAGAGACAGAAAATCAAAACGAATGATAGATAAATCTGGGCCTTTCCATGATCCTCAGTTTGAAAATGCTTTAAAGAAACTATCTTTACAATTAGGTGTTGTCACTCCTTCCCAAGTGGGTTTGGATTTACCAGAGAAATTAGACTCGGAAACAACGCCCATGGAATTAAAGTCGAAAAAGCCATCAACGAAGTTGGCTAACGATTCTAAAGAATCGTTGCCTGGAGTACCGGGAGAAGGAAGACCCAAATTATCTAAAGACACAAAAAAACGAAAAGAGAGAACTTTTAAACCGCAGACTGGAGCAAAAATTACAATATGGGCAGCGGAAGCTCAAGATGAAATCGCGGAAATAATTAATCCAATTATGCTGAGTTTTTACAGCAAGAAAAATTTGAGAAGTTTATCCAAGGCCGAACACAAAGAATTAGACAAATTAAAAACCCAGATATTATTCTCTGTTAAGCCAGAATCCAATATAAACAAAGACTTAGTTCAGACAACACTTGCACAAATAAATAATAAACCAAATACCGAAATGTACAAAAAATTCAATAATTGGCTAAAAGATGTCAGACATCAAGTAGGCAAAGAATTAACTTCAGAATCTTTAAAATATATAAAATCTTCTTTTTACTCTTTGGTGTATGAACACGTATATCCACAAAAGGTACGATAAAATATGAATAATCTAAAAATTTATGATGTTGAAATTGCTGATGGCATAGCAGACGTTATTAAGAGTAATGCGTCTATTTCTTATGCTGCCCAGGCAGTACCTTGTTCTAAGGACAGCATCTTTTCATCTTCCGAGAAAGAATATAAAACTTTAGCATCTTATAAAGACGAAGACTTATACTATGTTCAGTCTATACTAGTAACTTCTAATTGGAACAGAAATGACGATATTTTTGAGGAAAAAGAAATCTGGAGAGCAAAGAATACTCCAGAGGATAAACCTACTAATTTAGAGCATGATGAAAATACAATCATTGGCCATATTATTTCTAACTGGCCAATTACTGAAGAAGGTATATTAATTGATAAAGATACTCCTGAGGACAACTTACCTAAAAAGTATCATATATTAACTGGCTCGGTAATTTATAGGGCTTTTTCAGATCCTAAATTAAAATTAAGAGCAGAACAATTAATACATGAGATTGAAAATGGCGAAAAATATGTTAGTATGGAATGTATGTTTAGTGGCTTTGATTATGGTCTTTTAAACAAACAGACTAATGCTTACGAGATTTTGCCCCGTAGTGAAACCACTGCTTATTTGACTAAACATCTTAGAGCATATGGAGGTACGGGAGAACACGAGGATTACAAAATTGGTAGAGTTTTAAGACAAATAGTATTTAGCGGTAAAGGATTTGTGGCCAAACCTGCCAATCCAGAAAGCGTTATACTGACAATGAAGACAGAATCTGCAGATAATGAATTAAAAAATATTAACAATTTCACAGAATTAGGTGTAACTACACTTAAGTCAAGCTTTAACTCGGAGGTTGAACCCATGAACTTAGATAAAGACGTATCAGAAATTAAAAATCAGATTGAAAGCATTGCTAAATCTTCTGAATCTATCCAAGATAGTTTCAGCAAGACCGCTTCAGATCTAGAAAAACAGTACTCTGAATTATCCGAAGCTCTTATTGCAAGCAAATCTGATTCTGAAGCCAAGGCTGATCAGATCTCTAAGCTTGATGAAGAGTTAAAGACCAAATCAGAAGAAACTGAAACCAAGAATACTGAACTTAGTACTGCTTTAGAGACTATCGTTTCTCATGAAGAAACGATCAAAGCTCACGAAGAAAAAATTGCATCATTAACAGAATCTATTGCTAGTTCTGATTCTATCATCGCTGAATACAAGATGAAAGAAGAAGAGATGGAGAAAAAAGAAAAGTTAATGAAGAGAAAAGCTCAATTGTTAGAATCTGGAGTCGATGCTGATTCCGCAGAAGCTACTCTTGAAAAATTTGAATCACTCGACGACGAAACTTTTGATGCCATGACTGAAGTTTTGGCTGGTATGAAGCCTGTTAAAAAAGAAGAGGCGACGGATCCAGATAAAATGAAGAAGATGGTAAACAAAGACAAAGAAGCTGAAAGTAAATCACCACGCAAAATGGTCGGAAGTGAAGAAACTGAAGCTACATCAGAAGAACAAGAAGCAGAAGAATCGGAAGAAACATCTGCTGAGATTCTTGATAGTGTCGAAGTTGAAGAAGAAGTAAATCTCAGTGTAGGTGAAGAAGCTGAAGATTCAGTAGAAAGCACTCGCGCTGCTCTTGTTGATTTTGTTAATTCCAGACTCAGTACAAAAAACTAATTTTTAAAGGGAGAAATACACATGGCTCTTAAACCAGATAGAATTGAATCTCACACAGACATCTCTTTCTTCATGAATGCAGTTGCTGAGCGAGGTGGTGTTGCTGTTGCCGCTACTGGTGCAGCAAATAGTAATACTGGCGCATCTATGGATGACGCTGGTGCTAGTGTTGAATATGCTGTTGACCCTAGCGGTAGAGCACCTATTGGTGTCTTACTTAATGACGTTAAAGATTATGATCTTACCAAACAGCACATTAATTGGTATAAAGATGAGGTCCAAAAGGGTGGTAAAGTAACCTTGCTTCGTCAAGGTCAAGTTACTACAGACGTGATTGCTTCTGTGACTCCAAAAGCTGGTGAAACAGCTTATGTTGCTGCAAATGGTAATCTTAGTAATGCACAAGCCGCTGGTGCTTCTGCAGTTGGTATGTTTTTAAGTGGTAAAGATTCCGACGGCTACGCCAAAGTAGACATCAACATTTCTTGAAACTAACAAAGGGAGAACGAATAATGGCAGATACTTTCAAACCAACACCAGAAATCACTGATCTTCTGGTCAAGTCTGGATCAGCAGACAGAGAAGTTGCTTTAGCAGCAAACAAAGAGTTTGCAAAAGCTTTAGAGCTTCCACTTAGACAAGGTCTTATGAGTGGCAACATTCTAGACAATATTTTTGAGTCAGTTCAGCTAGCTCCTGGAGCTACCCCTGAATTTCCTCTTGATTTCCTTGCACCTGGCACCGAAAGAGATTTCGTTGCTTACACTATTCCTAATCATGGATATATTCCAGAGCGTCACGTTGAAAGTGATTACGTCATGGTTCCAACTTATGACGTAGGAGCTTCAATCGACTACCTCTTAAAGTATGCTCGTGATGCTAGATGGGACGTAGTTGGTCGTGCTATGGAAGTCCTCGAAGGTTCCTTTGTTAAGAAGATGAATGATGATGGATGGCATACTCTTCTTGCTGCTGGTGTTGACCGTAACATCGTTGTCTTCGACAGTGATGCTGCTGCTAACCAGTTTACTAAGAGACTTGTCAGCCTTATGAAAACCGTTATGCGTCGTAATGGCGGTGGTAACAGTTCTTCAGCTAATAGAGGCGCTCTTACTGATCTCTATGTTTCTCCAGAAGCTATGGAAGACATCAGAAATTGGGGTGTCGATATTGTTGATGAAGTCACTAGAAGAGAGATTTATACAGCTGCTGATGGCGCTGTTAACAGAATCTTTGGTGTTAATCTCCATGACAGAGATGAGCTTGGTGTTGGCCAAGAATACCAAAACTTCTATGGTGGCGCTAGTGCCTTAAATCAAACTGTTCCTGGTAGCAAATCTGAAATTGTTGTTGGTCTTGACCTACGCAAAAGAGATAGCTTTATCATGCCAGTTCGACAAGAAGTTCAAATCTTTGAAGACGATAGCTTACATCGTCAAAAGAGAGCAGGCTTCTACGGATGGGCAGAACTTGGTTTTGCTGTGCTAGACAACAGAAGAGTTCTTCTTGGTGCTGTCTAATTTCTGGCGATATCTTTATCACTAATAGAAAGCCGCCTCTCGCTGGGGCGGCTTTTTTTATTAAATTATTGCGGTAGAAGTATAAGTATACTAAGGTGTATACTATTATATCCACAGGCCTTTTGATGAAAGATATGCCATATGAGCGCTGGTAACTATGACTTTAAGATAGAACAAGGAACTTCATTCAGGATGTCTTTGGTTTATAAAGACGCCAATGGAGATCCTATAGATATTACTAATTGGTGCGCCAGATTGACCTGGAAGACAAGCTCCAATACCACTCAGATTTTTACCACAGAAAATACAGATCTAAATTCTTACAAGTTTGAAATTGTTGGAGCAGCAGGAAAAATTAATTTCTTACTACCTGCCTCTACAACCAATTCTTATGATTTTAATACAGCTAAATATGATTTAGAATTACAAGCAGATTATGATCATTATGCTGGAGGAGGAGGAAAGTATACTGTTCGTATTATGTTTGGAACAGTAAATATTATCAAGAGAAACAGCAAGTCTGGAACAGCCCTGGAGTGCCAACCATGAGTGATTTTACTGTAGAAGTTGTTGACACCAATAACCTTTTAGAAATAGAAACAAGTACAGCTGTAACTCACGGAGATGGAATTAGTATAGTTGAGCTTGAAACAACTACGGCAGATGTTATAGAGATAACTACAGGAGTTTTTAGTTCTAGTGGTTCTGGTGGTTCTTCTAATGCTTCAGAAATTGTTGGATTAACCTCTTTTATTAATAATGTAATAGATAATGCAACTATTGATTGTGGAACACCTTAGCACTAAACGGAAATAAAAACGGAGAAACATAATGCCGGTTAATACAAGACTTCAAATCAGAAGAGGCACTCACTCCGAATGGGTAGTTGCCAACCCTGTTTTGCATTATGGTGAGATGGCTTGGGAAAGTGATACTGGTAGGATTAAGATAGGTCTTACGGGAGATCTAAATTGGCAGGCTATACCTTATTCTTTTGCAACTCTACAAGATCCTTCTAATGCAGGTTCTTTAAATAGTTTTTTAAGTGAATCTGGAATTTCGCTTACTGGAGTTACGGGTGTCTATGGGCATGTTACAGGGATACAGATAGATAGTAAATTATCTCCAGGTACAGATATAGGCTTATCTACTGACGGAAACGGCTCTATAGTTATTAGTTATACGGGGGATGCCAGCTTAAATTTCCAAGATAGAGAACAAGTAGAAACTATCCAAGATATTGTAGGTAGTGGAAATCATACTTCTACAGGATTTATTCGACAGGTTTCTGGTATAAATATAGTTTATGACGATAATGGCTCTAATGGAAGTGGTACTCTTACTTTCGCTTTAAATGAATTAGTTGGTGAGAGTGGTGTTGTTACTAGCTACAATAATGATTCTTGGAAAATAGCTACTAATTTAACATCTGGTAGTGGTATTGAAATAACAGATGTTGCAGGATCCAAGAGAATTACTGCTACAGGTCTTGCTCTTGAAAGTCATAATCATGATATTAACGATATAAATGGATTTAGTTCTGTAGATGTAACACACAATAGTGTTAGTGGTATTAATAATTTAATCGCTAGTGGAACTGGTATTTTTGATGTATTAGAAATTAATGGCTCAAACGGGTTTGTTTTTCCTAATACGGATGGAAATGATGATCAGATATTGGTTACAGACGGCAGCGGCGTTGTGTCTTGGCAAGACCAGCCATTAAATCATCCTGTTATAGATAACGCTCTTGGGAATACAAGTAATAGTGGCAGAGATTATGTTCAGAATATATCTTTTGACCAATATGGTCATGTTACAGGAATTTCTCTTGGTACAGAGACTGTTGTAGACCATTCTGTTACTGGTGTTGTTTTTAATAGTGGTAATAATGATCTGGTTTTACATAAGAGTGACGGGGTTAGCATAACAGGTAATTTATCAGGAGTTTTAGTTTCTGGTACTTCCTATCATTCAAATATATCTAATGCAGCAAATGATTCAATTAATAATAACAGAAATTATGTACAGAGTATATTACTAGATGAATATGGGCACATAACGGGAATTATAGAGACAGCGCAAGAAACTGGGGTTGAAAGATATTATCCTGGTACAGGACTTAGTGTAAACACTACAACACAAACTTTTCATATTACAGGAGTAGCTACAGATTTATTACAAGGAAGTATACAAAATAGCCAATTAGCTAATTCTGGTATTACTGTTAGTGGAGGTATAGGTTTACAAAATGGTGGATTTGCAGCTCTGGGAGAGACTGTTACCTTAGACGTAGATAATTCTGTGGTAGTTACAGGCAATACTTATCAATATCCTCCTTGGTTAACAGGTATAAATGCTGATATTATCACTGCTGGCATTATTGCTGCTGATAGACTTCCTTCTTATGTTGATGATGTCATAGAAACAGGAACATTCAGCCAGCTACCTGTTGCTGGTACTGGAGGCAAGATATATGTAACTCTAGATACTAATTTTATATATAGGTGGGGAGGATCTTCATATGTACAGATTAAAGATGGAGATAATAATTATGCAACAGGATTGATATGGGATTCTGGTGCTGGTAATTTATCCATACAAATGTTTGGAAAACCTGATATAACAGAAAATTTAGACGGAAGATATTTACAATCTTTTACAGAAACTGATCCTACAGTTAGTGGATATATTAAAGCAATAACAACACAACAAATAGATAACTGGGATTTATCTTATTCTACATTAGAATCAGCTTCTGGAAACTGGAATATATCATACTCTTGGGTTACTGGGAATAGTGGATTAGTTGTATCTAGTGGAGATAATATTAGTCTCCTGATGAATGATTCAGGATATGCTACCACAGGAGAGCTAGTTTCTACTTCTGGCCACTTACAGACTCAGATCGATAGTTTGCCTGATGATAATACTTTTATTAGTAGTATTAATTATAGCACTACAGAAAGAAATTTGGTAGTTACAAGAAATGATGGAGTTCTCTTTACCGGCAATCTTAATATTGTAATGCATAGTGGAGATAATGTAAGTTTTCTGGTGAATGATTCAGGATATGCTACCACAGGAGAATTGATTTCTACTTCTGGGCATTTACAGACTCAAATAGATACCCTGCCTGATAGCGATACTTTTGTCACAGGCATAGTTTATAATTCAGCTACTCATCAATTAGTATTAGATAGGAATATTGGGTCTGTTACAGGTATTTTAGACAATATTATTCATAGTGGTGATAATGTAAGTCTTTTGACTAACGACGCAAACTATATAGATGGTTCTGGCATAAATAACTTTATCCCTGTATTTAGCGGTATTGATACTATTACGAATAGCATTATACATCAAAGTGGAGATCGCATTGGTATCGGCACAAGTTCTCCAACAGAAAAACTAGATATTAGAGATGGAGATATTTTAGTAGGGACTAAATTACTCATTGGTAGTGGAATATATAGTCAAACTTCACCTGGAGCTTATTTCGGATTAAAACATACAGAGCTCACAGACCCATCCGAATATATGATCATGAGCGATGGCACTCACACTTATCTTAGCGCTAAAGAAGATAGTGATGTTATTATTAGAGGCGGTGGGAATAAAGTTGATCATCAAATTGTTGTTACTGAAAGTGGTATCACTCTTGGTAAATACAGACCTGCAGCTAGTAGTGTAGATGCAGAACATGATGTTGAGCTTGTGTATGATGATGGTGGTTGTGTCAGAATTGCTGATCGTGGTGGTAGTGGAATTATGTTGGGTGATTGTGCATTAAATGCTAATAATACATATGCAGGTATCAAGCATACTGACATGATGGGCGATGATGATTATATGATAGTCAGCGATGGTACAGATACCTATATTAGTGCTAAAGATACTGGTTCTGTTTATTTACGTCCCGGTGGTAATGCCGGAGAAGGTGGAATAAAAATATCAGACGTTGGTGCTGGAGGTGTTTCAACTGTATTTAATGATGCTGGTGCTAATAGAGATATTAGAATGGCAGGCACTGGTGACCTTAATCTCTTTAGGCTTGATGCTGATGAGGATAGAATTGGTATAGGAACACATGCACCAGCTTATAAGTTAGATGTATCTGGTACTTTTAGTGCAGATAGTATAAATGTTAATAATCAGTATACATTACCTACTGGAGATGGACTTACTGGTCACAGTTTAGTTACAGACGGTGCAGGAAATATTATATTCAGTGGAGTTTCTGCTGCTGGTGGAGACGGTAGTGTTAATACTATTTATAGTAATGGTGTTCAGGTTGGTGATGATGATATTGAAATATTAGATTTCTCTAGTAATTTTTCTGTAAGTGAAAATCCAAATGCCAAGATGAATATTGGTCTGTCCGATATGATTACTGTTAGTGGTCTTACTATCAGTGGACTAGATCCTACAGGTTATACTTTCCCTGCCTCTGATGGTTTTAATCGTCAAGTATTAGCTACAGACGGTAGTGGAATTGTTTATTGGAGTGGCATTAGTGATATAATGTCTGGTTTTAGTGACTATGAAATAGTGTCATCAGCAAAAAGTAGTTTTATCGTTAATGGTGGTTTTACTGTTGGTAGTTTAGATGTGTATTATAATGGTCTAAAATTACTCAATGGTGATGATTATGTAGAGGTTGATGGAACTGGATTTACACTATCCTCTGCTGCTACTTTTAATGATGTTATAGAATGGGAAGGCCATAGAACAGCTCCTGAATATGTTACATTGGGCAATCCTGGAAATAATAGATTAGTTACTTCTGACGGATCTTCTACCACAATTAATGGTCAATCTGATTTAATTTTTGATGGTACTGGTTTAGGTCTAGGTACTACTTCTCCATCTCCTTCTGGTGGCGAAAATTCTCTACATATACACTCTAACATATATCCAGAAATTAAACTTACTAATAATGCTACAAACAGTACTTCTTCTGATGGCGTGTCAATACTAATAGAGAATAACAAAAATTTCAGAATAATTAATTCAGAAGAAAGTTTAACAGAATTTTATAACGCTAAAGCAAATGGCTCGCTTGTAGAAACCTTAAGACTTGGAGCTACTCAATCAATATTTAACTCTGCTGGTGATGAGAATCTAGACTTTTTAGTAAGTGGTAGTGGTTCATCTAATTTAATCTTTGCAGATTCTTCTACTAATAGAGTAGGCATAGGAAATAATAGTCCTACTACTAAGCTTGATGTTTCTGGCGTTATTACTGCTAGTGGTGGAGATTCTACAGAATGGAATACTTCTTATAGTACCCTTGTTGCTAGATCCGGCTTTTGGAATCTGGCATATGATACCGTTCAAAATAAGTCTGCTAGTTGGGATAGTTCTTATGTGTGGATAACTGGAAATAGTGGTAATCTTGTATATACCAATCAAACATACGAAAATCCTTCTTGGTTGACTTCAATTAATCCAAATATTATAAGTGGAGAAATTCCTGAAAACAAGATTCCTGCTTCGTTCAATGATGTTCTTGAATATGCTAGCACAGGTAATTTCCCTGGCTCTGCTGCAAGCGGTATCGTTTATATTGCTCAAGATACAAATAAAATATATAGAGGGAGTGGCAGTGCATATATAGAGATTAGTAGCGATACTAATGATTTTGTGAATGCAGCTACTTTTAATACTACTGACGGAACTCTTCTTTTAACCAGGATTTCTTCAACTGCTGTAACAACTAATTTAGATGGCAGATATACAACAGGATCTGGTACGGCCAATTATCTTGCTAAATGGACTTCAAGTAAAAACATATCAAGTGGAATTATTTATGATGATGGGACTAATATTGGTATAGGAACGGCTTCTCCTAATTATAAATTAGATGTTGCGGGTAGTGGTAGTTTTAATAGTTTAAATATCAATGACGCATTTACTTTTCCAACTAGTGACGGTACGGAAGGTCAATCTCTTGTTAGTGATGGTGCTGGTACTGTGGTCTGGTCAGGCATAGACACAGATACTAATAACTATGTGACCGGTGTGGCTTTTGATACTGCCACAGAAGTTTTAACTCTTAATAGATTAGATTTGTCTGATCTTACAACCTCTTCATTTAGTGGAGTATACCTTAAAGAACTTTCACAAGATCCTTCTCCTCAGCTAGGAGGTGATTTAGATCTTAGTGGTAACGATATAACTGGAAATGGCAGTATTAATATTGGTGGAGATTTGACTACAAATGGAAATAATGTAGATATTGGTAGTACAGCATATGGTTTACAGGTATCAAGTTCTGCTGCAACTTTAGCTTCTAATAGACTTCAGATTCTGGGTAGTGAAACTGTATTTAATCAAGCAGGATCAACTGCTGATTTTAGGGTAGAGGGAACAGGTCAGAGTCATCTACTATTTATAGATTCTTCTAAAGACAGTGTTGGTATAGCTACTGAATATCCTACATCTAAACTTACTATTGGTAGTGGTTATCTCGATGGTGGTGGAATATGTGTAGATATGGAAGGTGTTAATCAGCCATCATTTACAGCTAGAAGAGAAAATGGAGATCCTGTATTTTCAATTTTATCATATACTAGTCAAGTCTATATGTCTGTTGGAGTTTACTACAATGGAAGTCAATGGGTTCATTCTAGTGACAATTCTAATAGCTCAATATTTACAATAGATCCTCCTAATGGAGTATTATGGTATTCTAGTAATAGCGCTTCTAGTATTAGTAACGTAGCTAACGCAGTAAACTTATGGGACGCTCAAGGAAGATGGAATGCAGATGTTATAGGTTCTGTTACTGGTCCTGTTAGTGGTATAGTTGCTCCTGGTGGTGCTTATACTTTACCTAGTGTTGATGGAGCATACAAACAGGTTATGGTAGCATCTGGTGATGGTACAGTTCATTGGGAGGATCAAACAGGTACTGGTGGAGGAGGAACAAGTAATTTAATTAGACAATCTTATACTCCTACTATAAGTACTAGTTCATTTACTGTAACTAATGGATATACAGTAGGTAGTGTAAATGTTTATAAAAATGGAGTTAAGCTTTTTGAAGGATCAACTTATGACTATACTGCTACTAACGGAAGCGTATTTAATCTAACTCCTGCTGCTGCTAGTGGAGATCTTATAGAGGTTGTAGCTTTAAATGCTAATGCTGCTCCTACAGCAAATACAGCTTTAGCTAGTGTGGGCGTAACAAGTACTCAAACACAATTTAATACAACAGAAACCATTACTAGTTCAAATTTGGTTGTGTTCTTGAATGGTGTTAAACTAGTAGATTCAATTGACTATAGTGTTGCTAATACCTCACGATTTGATTTGCTCTCTCCTGCTACTTCGGGAGATACAGTAGACTATATAGTTTATGGAGCAACGGTCGCAAGCTCTAATCTGCAAAAAACTGGTGATACCATGACAGGTAATCTAACGGTGGGTGCAGATTTGATAGTTACAGGATATAAAGAAACTCATACAGACAATGGGAATACTGGTACTGTACGAACTATAGATATCACAGATAGTACAATACAAACATATACTCTTAATGGCAATTGCGTATTCACCATGCCTACCCCTGACGCTGGTAGAAGTTTTACTGTTTTACTAAAAACTGGGGCTGGTAGCTTTACTGGAACATTTACGGGAGTTAAATTTCCTGGTAATGTAGCTCCAACTATTACTGCTTCTGGAAATAGACTAGATACTTTAACCTTTATATCTGATGGCACTAATTGGTACGGTAACGCCGTACAGGATTATCACCTATGATGTTTATACCTAAAAAAATATTTGCAAGTTCGTCTGTACTTATAGCAGACGGAGGAGATACACGTTTTGGCCCCAATTTTGCTTATCACACTTTTATTGAAGATGGTACATTTATCACTGATAGAGCTTTGACTGCTGATATATTAGTTGTTGCTGGAGGTGGAGGTGGAGGTCAGTGGGGCGGAGGCGGAGGTGCTGGAGGATTAATTTATAATACTAATATTTCATTAGTTGCTGGTAGCTACAGTGTAATTATTGGTTCTGGTGGAGCTAGGGCAGTTCAGATAAGAAATCATGCACATCCCGTAATGAATTATCAAGGCTCTAATGGAGGTAATTCTACTTTTGGATCGTTATACACTGCAATAGGTGGTGGAGGCGGAGGTTCTCATAATACTGGTAGTAGTTATAGTTGGAATAGCAATCCTAGTGGTCGGTCTAGAGATGAAGGAAGGTCGGGTGGTAGCGGAGGAGGATCTGGATTTAATTGGAATATTAGTTCGCTTGGAGGTTGTCAAAGACCATCAGCAGGAGCTGGTACTGCTGGACAGGGCAATAACGGAGGAAGAAGTTGTACTGGTGGTAATTGTGATAATCCTAGAAGAGGTGGTGGAGGTGGAGGTGCTGGTGGTGTTGGAGCAAGTTGTGGTTCAGGAAACGGTGGGGTGGGATTGCAGATAAATATTACAGGCTCATCAGTGTATTATGCTGGTGGAGGAGGTGGAGTTGGATCCAGCGGTACTGGAGGACAAGGTGGTGGAGGTGATTATGCTGTAGTTGCTACTCCTAATACTGGAGGAGGCGGTGGGACATTCGCTAATGGGGCAGATGGTATAGTAATAGTGAGGTATACCATATGACAAGAGCAAGAGAAAAAAGTGAAACAGCAAGACAAGCAAAGGCTTGGGTTAATTTTGATGGTACATTTGCAACCTCCCCGTTTACCGAAGAGAATGGAGGAATTAGGAATGCTTTTAATGTCGATAGCATTACTGATGTGGATACTGGAAGGTATACAGTTAATTTTACTAATGATTTTTCAAATACCGATTACGCTGTTTGCATTACTGCTGGAGGGGCTACCAACGCCATGTGGTTCAGAACTTACGAAGATTCAGTAGCAAGAACAATTGGTACCTTTCACTTTTTAACTGCTCAATTTAGCAATGGTGGTTTTATGGATATTCCTCAAATTAACCTAATCTTTTTTGGTTCATCTCGTACGAATGCTCAGAACGTACTATACCAGACTCCTCTTGGCATATTTGACCAAAGAGGAAAAGGTTCATTGCACAGTACAATACTAACAAGTTTCGATCAAAGAGGTGAAGGAGGTTTATATCAGACTCCGCTTGCTGCGTTTGATCAAAGAGGAAAGGGTGTATTACACAGCACAACACTAACAAGTTTCGATCAGAGAGGTCAGGGGTCTTTACATAGTACAAGTTCTACACTAACAAGTTTCGATCAACGAGGTGAAGGGGCGTTGCATAGTACAGACGCTGACTCAATACCTTAAACAATAAAAAGGAAAAACAATGTCATCTATATCAGATTTAAGTTTATCAAATGTCACAAAAGTTTCAGCTGGCTACGGACATGCTGTGGCAATTTCTGATGGTAAACTGTATACGTGGGGCCTTAATGACGAATATCAGCTTGGAAATGGAAACACCGTAAATGTTACTAGTCCAGCACAAATTGGCACTGACACAGATTGGGAAGATGTTGCTTGTGGAACCAAACACACTATTTGCAAAAAAACAGACGGGACAATATACGCATTTGGAAGAAATATGGAAAGTCAATGCGGAGTTACGGGTTCTAGTTTTGTTACTACTCCTACTGCATGTAGCGGGGTAACTGGAACCGTTCATAAAATTGCAGCTTCTACACACTATAGTATGTACCTAAATACTGACAGCGATGTATATGGAGTTGGAGATAATGTAAAAAGAACAATAAAATCAAGTACTGATACTGTTACCACATGGACATCAATTTCTGATTATACTGGTGCAGATATAATAGCTGCTGGCCCTCAACTCTCGGCTTGTTACCAACAGGGGGTTGGCGTAAAAATTAGGGGCTATTACAGTGATAGCTTTCAATATTTTAATGAAACTGTCCAAAACGATCGTTATTCTCTAGCTATACATACTGCCGCGGAAGAAGTTCCTGAAACAAGCTCTCTCAATCTGGTTAATCTTACTATAGGTAATGATTTTATTCTAGGGGTTGAACAGGCTGGAGATTTATATGGGTTTACATTTGCTGTTGATATCCCATCTATTACCTCTAGTGCCTTTAATTCATCAAATTATGCTTCTTCTATAGGTTTTTATGGAGTAAAATTTTATATAAGCGCCTCAGCACATTACCCCAAGTGTAATTATTTTGAGCTAATAGATGATTCTAAGAACTGGCTTAAACTTGATGCTGGTTTTGATCACGCTGCCATAGTTACGCAAGATGGAGAGATTTATTCTTTTGGAAATAATGATTACTACCAATTAGGTAGAACCTATTCTGGGGATGATTCTAATTTGGTTGAAATGTCTGGGGTAGCAAGTAACGGGAATTGGACTGTTGTTGGCTGTGGTCACTATCAAACTTTATTGTGTAAGGAGTAGTTATGAAGTATTATATTAAAATTGAAAATCCAAATTCTATTCTAACTGGCAGCTGTGATGCTGAATGTACAAGAAAAAATATAGAAATTTTTGACACACAAGAAGAGCGTGATAATAAAATTCAAGAAATTATAAATGCCTTACCAGAACCAGAAGATGGTGAAGAAAAAGGGTTGTTTGTTAAATATTCTAATATACCGAAAGTGGGATAATGAGTGGTACACTAGCTAGACATACAAGCGAAACAACAAGACAAGCCAAAGCTTGGGTTAATTTTGATGGTACATTTGGAACTTCTCCGTTTACTGAAGCTAATGGAGGAATTAGGGATGCGTTTAATGTTGATAGTGTTACTGATGAGAATGTTGGAAGGTATACGGTCAATTTTACTAATAATTTTTCCAATACGGATTATGTTGTTTGCATTACTGTTGGTGGTGCTCAAAATGCCATATGGTTTAGAACTTATGAAGATTCAACAGCAAGAACAACTAGTTCTTTCCACTTCTTAACTGCTGCATTTAGTAATGGAGCTTTTATGGATATGCCTCAAATCAACCTAATATTTTTCGGAGAATAAGGAGAAAAAATGAAAAGAATAATTTATCCAAATAATGACGGTGGGATATCAGTTGTTATTCCAGCACCTAATACAAAATACACAATAGAGCAACTTGCTCTTAAGGATGTTCCTGCTGGCAAGCCCTATAAAATTATTGAAAATACAGATGTTCCTACAGATAGAACATTTCGTAATGCCTGGGAATATGACTTTACTTCCTTAGACACTGTAGATGGTTTCGGATTGGGTTCTGAAGAATTTTTCAACCAAGGCTTAGGAGATTGAAATGATTAATGTAAATATGGACAAAGCTAAAGATATATGGAAAGACAAAATTCGTGCAGATAGAGAGCCTTATTTTGCTTCTTTAGATGTAGATTATCTTAAAGCTACAGAAGCTCAGAATGTAACACTTAAGAACCATATAGAGACAAAAAAACAACAGCTTCGTGATGCCCCAGAAGATTCGAGAATTACAGATGCTACCACGCCAGAACTGTTAAAAGTCATAGATCCTGTTGCTGAAATTATGTATATATCAGAATTAGATCAAGCAAAGCTAGATAAGCTAACAGAAATCGATGAAGATTGGAAAGTGATACTCAATAACGGCTGGCAAACTCCTGAGGGATGGAGTCTTGGTATTCATACAGATGACGTAGCCCTACTTAATGGAGCGTACTCTCTTGCAAAAGAAGCTGCTGCTCTTGGTTCTACAGACCCTGTTACTATCTTAGACACCGATGGAGAGCCTCATTCATTAAGCGTAGCTGAAATGACACCAATTATGTTAGCGTATGGCGCTGCGAGAGCTAATCTAAGTGGCACAGACGCTGCAAGAAGAAAACTGGTTAAAGATGCAACAACGATAGAAGAATTGGAGGAGATATAATATGAGTATAGCTAGAGATATAAGTAGACAAAGCAGTAAACAGAATGCAACATTAACAGAGGATCAAACTGCAGTTACTGTTACAGGAGGATTTAGTGGCTCTAGCATACAGGTATATCTTAATGGTGTTAAAATTATACAAGGAGAAGACTATAGCTTGAATGGCACTAGTGGTATTACATTAACTCAGGGAGCTAGTGCTGGAGATATAATTGAGTTTGTAATGAGAAATACTTCTAATTCAGGATTTAGTGCTGCAAATACTGGGCAGATTGTAGACAACGCTGTAACTTTTGATAAGTTGTCAAACAGCTCAACAGAATCAGAAAATGTTCAATCTAGAGTAGCATTTGCTTGGTTAGAAATGGATTGTTCACAAGTATCTTCCGAGGATAAAATACAAGCTAGTTATAATATTAGCAGTATTGTCGATAATGGGGTAGGTAATTTTCAGGTATCTTTTAATACAGATCCTCCTGATCAGCATTACTGTGCTCAAGTAACTACAAACGGCAGAGTAAACACTCATCATACTCACGGATATGTAACTAATAGTTCAACATCTAGCGCAGTTCAGGTAACGGTGTTTAGAGATGAAGGTAGTAGCTTTAGAGCAGATCCAGAAAAGCTTTCTTTGTTAATATTTAGATAAAGGTTATGGAACATATGACTAGAACTAATAATCACAGTAATATACACAAAACAATGTCTTCGACTTGCGAAGGTCGCCTAACTCTTGAAAGTGGAGTAGCAGTTAGCACTACCGATCAAACAGCAAAAACAACAGTTTATTTTACTCCTCATATAGGCACTAATATTAGTCTGTATGACAGTGGCGATTGGGATATATTTACTTTTGGTGAACTTAGCTTAAGTATAAGTGGTTATACAGCAGATACTAATTATGATATATTTATCTATAATAATAGCGGAACATTAACTCTTCAGTCGGTAGCTTGGACAGACGATACCAATAGAGCGACAGATATTATTACTCTAAATGGTGTTTATGTTTTGAGTGGCGCTACAACCAGAAGATATCTTGGAACCATAAGAACAACTGCTACTACAGGTCAGTGCGAAGATAGTATAAGTAGGCGTTTTGTCTGGAGTTATTATAATCAAGTTAAGAAATTTCAACGCACTACCCACACTAATACAGCCCATACATACTCTTCTACAGTTTGGAGAGCTACTAACAACGATACTACTGTTGGAGTTAAGAGATATTTAATGGTTCTTGGATTAGATACATTTGTATCCGTGTCGGTGAACAATCATTCTAAATTCATGTATACAGGAGCGGCTCTTGATGGCACTACCCAGTCTGAAAGACTTGATGGTTTGTCAGGACATAACGGAGATCCTAGTTATAACGGACAGACATTTAGCTTTGTTAGACAGTATATAGCACCGGGGTATCATTTTATACAAGAGTTGGAATATGGTGTTAATTCAAGCTCAGTAGGATATCATACAGAAGTTGCAGGAGATCATTTATGTTAGAAACTTTAACAACTTTACACGAATCAATAGCTAATATAGTACCTATTCACGGTGTTTCTAATAACGGCGATGGCACCTACAGGGTAGACTATATAGATGATCCAACTCAAGAACAATCAGATCAAGTTAATTCTATTATAGAATCTTGGCCTCTAGAGAAAGCCAAGCTAGAAAAACTAGAAGAAGTAGATGAAGAGTGGAAGACAACACTAGAAGCTGGTTGGCAAACCCCATATGGTTGGAGTTTGGGTGTAGATATTGCTGATGTAGCTTTGCTCAATGGAAACTTTGTGCTTGCTAAAGAAGCCGCGAGCTTAGGTATGACTAATCCTGTATTTGTAGTGGACAGAACGGGAGAATCTCACGAATTTAATTTAACTGATTTAACTATGTTAATGTTGCAATATGGTCAAGCTAGAGCAGTATTAAGTTCTCAGGATGCAGCAAAAAGAACGGTGATTAACAACGCTAATACTATAGAGGAGTTAGAAAATCTATAATAGTGTAAATACTTTTATAAAAGAACCTAATTAAGAGAAATAAAATGTCAAGAATCATTAATTATGCTAAATCTTTACTAAATCGCAAAGTGGATAGTAAAAATATATTTATTAACGGAAACTTTGATATATGGCAAAGAGGTGTTTCGTTTAATTCTCAAGGATATACAGCAGACAGATGGTTCTTTTCTATTTTTGAGAATGAGTTTGATAATCAAGGAGCAACAGCATTTAAATGCACAACAGATGGTCAGCTAGATAATAATACTTATGGTATTAGTTTGAAGAATACTGTTTCTGGATGTTACTATAGTTTGATGTATGTTGTTCCTACAGAAGATGTGTTGTCTCATCAGGGAGAACAGATGACACTAGGATTTTATGCTAAAACTCCAGATAATTCACTAGCTGGTAATATATATTCCAGTGTATCTTATACCCCTCACGAAGACGATCCTAATGAAGATAAAACTTTAATTGCAACTTCTGTAATTAATAGTGCTATTACTACAGGATGGAAGCAATACAACTCTTCTTTTGAAGTTCCTTCTGATGCTAGAACTCTAGTGTTTGAGATTAGACCAGAAACCACATCAGGTCTTGCTGCAAATTCTACTCTAAATATTAGTCAAGCTAAACTAGAGCTTGGATTTATACCAACACAGCTAATACCAAATCCATACAACGAAGAACTTAAAAAGTGCGAAGCATTTTATCAGAAAACAGCATACGCTCAAGCTATTCCTCCAAACACAAAACAATTCACTAATTCTGTAAAATTAAATACTAAACCTAGAAAACCTTACAGTGCTAGTGTTAATATTCCTAGAATTAAAAATAAATCTCGCGGTATTTTAAATATCAGTCCTTATATTAAAGAAAACGCTTTGTTTATAAATGCTGATTCATCTAATGCTAGTACAAATAATATATTACTAGACTCTATTATTATAGACAATGAAATATATCCCGAAGGAGTACCTTCTACTCCAACAGATATTTATGCTGATGATAATTTGATTACTTCAGGAATAGTCGTTTATTGGTCTGCTTCACAAGACCGCAATTCTAAAATTCGTGAATACAATATAAATTATGGATTAGCTAAAGATAATCTAATAGATAATCAAAGTTTTACAGTTAATGGAGAACATATAGCTGGTACAGCTGTCTCTGGTTCTATTACTGGTGTAGACACCAGCAAAATATACTATTTTAATTTAGCTGCAATAAACGACGTAGGAGAATCACCCTATTCTACCTGTATGACTACAGATGCTGAAGGCACACCAACAACCTCTGGTTTATCTACTTATCTTCCTACTGTAGTTCCTTTAAGCAATAAAGCTAATGTATCTTGGAATTATAGTTTTTCTCCCAATACTATACCAGATAAATTTATTGTAGATTGTGATGTTGTATCTTCTTTCGACTCCTCCTTCTTTTCTAGAAAGATTGTTGAGTATGAGCTAGGAGATTCTTTAACTACAGACATAGCTTATTTAAATAATAATAGTGGAACATTTTTCTATCAAATAGCTCCTCAGATTGGATCTATGACTGGCATATTTGTTGGATCTTCTTTGTCTAGAACTACTCCAGGAGATATTGATAATATTATTACTTATTCTAGTAATACTAGTGTTTCTTTATATTGGTCGGATCCTGATTCTGATGGAGGATACCCAGTAACAGGATATGCATTACAATACTCTTCTAATAGTGGAACCTTATCTAGTTCAGCAGTTACTCACTTATCTAGACAGGGCATAAACAATTCTACGAACATTTCTTCTTTAAATAATGATACAGAATATTTCTTTAGATTAGCAGCATTGAATTTTGCTGGAACAGGAAATTTTTCATCAACTACTGCTGAGACTCCAGGTCGTAGTCCAGCAACTTGTTCTGCTCCTACAGGGGTATCTTTATCTTGGGATAGCGATTTGTATTTAGGTAGTGATATTAGATCTAGCAGGGACTTATCTGAACAAAGAGTATATAGCTCTCATTCAGGATACTCAAATAACAAGCCTACTAATATTTATTCTATGGCTACGATACAATGGAGTACTCCGATTGACAATGGAGGACAAAGTATCGCGTATTATAATGTGTTGCTAGACACAACGAGTTCGTTTAACTCTAGCAATCTTAAATCTTATAATACTAACTTATTTAGAACTAAAAAACTAAAACTTATAAATCAACTTACTTCAGATACTAGCACTACATGGTATGCTAAGTGTGCTGCTGTTAATGCTAGTGGAACAGGCTTGTATTCTAACTCAGCAAGTTTATCTAATACTACTCCACAAATATTAAATGTGAATGGGTCTGAGTTTAAATATAATTTTAATTGTAAAGGACTTACTAATGCTGAGTTAGAACATACCTACACTGTTAATGATAGAGGTCTTACTATTAATAGTGGAATATCTTATACTGGTGTTGATTGTTCATCTCTTATACAATATTCAGTAGTAGCTTGTCCTACAGATGAGAATAATACAGAATTAACTATTACGGGACTCGAACCTGGCTTTACATATTCTTTTGGGGCTGCTTATTCTAATGCTTCTGGTAATTCAACTATCGTATGTAGTACCGGAGCAACACCAGATAGTTTATCTACTAATTTCAATAGCGATACTATAACCTTGGGTACAATAGAGAATAACAGAGATCTTACTCCTTTTGTGACTATATTAGTCAAGCGTCCTACGACCTCTATAGGAGCTTTAAACTATTCGGGCGTTTTCTATACGGGCAATCCTGCAACATATCCTGGAGAACCTCTTTATTCTGGGTATTTTTATAGATACGGAAGATCATCATATAGAGACAGAGTATGGCATGATTCTTATGGCATAGAAGCCACTTTAACTGGATTATCTACTGAACTATGGCTTTCTACCGTAGCGTGTAGTAAAAATTCTACAACCACATACACAAGTCAGCCTGTCAATTTTAATATATGGAATGCTCTTAGTAAGCCTAAAAGCGCTGAACTTAGAGTGCAAAGAATTCTCTCTGACAGAATTTATTTTGAATGGGATGAGCTTGGTTATAGTGATGATGATAGGGGTAATGATACTATTTCTAATTATTCTCATGAATTGTACTATGTGACTAGTGAGGAAGAATATCAATTATTAACAACAATCGCTGGAACAAACACTGTTGGGCCAGGAGTTGAAACACTACTTATAGATATAGATAATGTTTTTGGTAGTAATTATGCACTTCCTCCTAGTTTAAAAAACAAATTTGTGTTAAGAACAAAAAATTCTTCGTTTCATACAGACAGCGTAGCTTATGCTACTACTAGTGCTTTGAGCAGAAATAAACTTATGGAATATTATCCTATGTATCGTGTTGTTTATGATAGATATAGAGATAGGAGTAATGCTACACTTACAAAATCAAAACAAACTTTTTCCAAACCTCTTTTAACTGAAAAACAATATCGTAGTGTTATGGCATATGCTCCTAGTAGTCTGATTCAGATTCTTCAGGGCAGACCTATCTATGAGTATGTAACAAGATATACTTATGCATATATAGATGCATATAATGAACAAACTAGAACTCAAGCATATGCGGTTAGTCTTACAGGTCGTACTTCTACGACGCCAGAGAGCCCTGCCTATGCGCGTCGGATATATAGTACATCTAGTCGACTTAGAGAGCTAAAAGCGCTTGAAACAGACGAGAATAAAGACATATTATATACTATGAGATATAGCAGTTCTAATGTAATAGAGTTAGGATATCATAGCTTTGCTACTAAAACTAGATATACTTTCACTAACGGAATAGATTACGATGTATCATTTGTTAAAGATGGGGATAATATTATGGCTATTTGGATAGAACAGGTATAAGGGGAATAAATAATGAGTTTTTGTAATTTCGAAAGCGTTGAAGACTACTGCGAACAAACTAAAGACTATAATTATTATTATAACAATATTATAGAATCAGCAGGCAAGCTTGTAGCCCAAAAAGCATCAAATGCTCCTGTTCTGAGAGTTAATCTTTTTACAGAAGAAAGAAAGGTATTGACTGTAGAAGACAACGAATCTGCATTAGTTCCTTGCTATCAAGAAGACACTGGCAATATATTATCTGATTGGGAATGTTATAGTATTTGGAGACAGAGAAATCATACTCTTGAACCATTACCTGAAGTCTGGTCTGAAGCTCAAAGAATATACATAGAAAAAGACTATCAGAAAAAAATCGCAACAGGATACTCTATTGATATTAACCAGCATTCTGTTGTTTTGCCTAGAGATAAAGATAGTCAACTACAGATACTAGCGACTTTAGTAAATGCCATAATATCGAATATTGATCCAGTAATTCAAGACATAGATGGTAATAGAATATCCATTCCTCAACAAGTTCTAAAATCTAACATAGACACTTACGTAGAATCTAATAGACAGATAGATGCTGCTAAAGAAGTAAGTATATCTAAGATCAACGAGAATGCAACAGATGTTGTGCTAACCACTTTAGACCTAGATGTGGTTGTGCCTGAAACTGATTGTGGCCCAGGTTATAAGAAGAAAGGAGGAGAGTGCGTACCTGTATAATATAAGGGCAAAGGTGTATTAAATTACTAGTATTAAAAATTTGTAAAAAAGGGCCTATAATATGTCTTGGAATATAGAAATACCTATCATAGTTAGATCTCTAATTAATGATGTTGCTGATCCCCCAGAATATAGCGACGAAAGAATACAACAGCTCATAGTAGTAGCTGCACAATATGTTATTCAAGAGATAAATCTTCTAAATGAATATACTATTGATATTGTTGATAAAAATATAACGCCAGATCCTACCCTAACAAACAGAGATTTGGATTTCATTAGTTTTGTATCACTCAAAGCTTCCTGCTTATTAGATCAAAGTACACTTAGAACAAGAGCTGCCACAGAGGGTATTAAAGCCGCCTTGGGGCCTGCTGTATTGGCCGTAGGAGGCAACATAAGAGGTTTTGAGACCATTCTTAAAACAGGTCCATGTGCTTTATATACCGAACTTAAAATGCAGTATGAATTAGGTAATACTCAATTGTGTAGAGCTATTCTTAGTCCTTTTGTTGGTAACAATTTTGATCCTAGTTATTCATTACGCCCATCTCATAGATCTGAAGATTTCTACTCATAAAAGGATATTTACATCATGCCAGCAGCCAGCTTTAGCTTTCAATTAGAACAAGGGTCTGATTTTCAAATAGTGTTTCGCTATTTAGACTCTAGCTCTAATCCAGTTAATCTCACCAATATGCATGTCTTGTTTAGATTTCAAGATAACGATGGAGTAGATTATAGTTTTGACAATATAACAGAAACTACAGATTACTCACTAACTACAACATCTAATGGTGTTATTACCTTGCTTATACCAGCTAAAATAACAGACAATTACACCTTTTCATCTGCCCAATATGAGCTTGATATACAAGAGCCTAATGAGGTTTTTGCTGGAGCTGGAACAAAAAGTAATAGAATTTTATTTGGTAGTATTAATGTAATTGCTAGAACATTAACTCCTCCTACAAGATCAGATTTAACTATTTTTCCAGCACAAAATAAATTGTGTCCTCCTGTTATGCTGTCAGATGCTACAATATATGAAGGCGGAGCTATTACAATTGCAGATAATGCTGTAGCTAATAGTTCTATTACTGTTGCAGATACTAGGAATGTACAACAAATAGAAGTAGGTATTGAAGGATTAAACCATACAAATATTCAAGATTTAAATATATTTCTTACATGCCCAGCTCTTGCTGCTAATAATGCTATATTGTTGGTTGGTAGTGAAAAATTCAACCAATATACACCTGGCTTTAGTTTTATAATATCAGATAGAGCAGAATCTACAACTTCAGCATATTCTGTTTCAGATGGCGGTATGTTTAAACCTACTGATAAAACTGATTATATTAGATTTAAAATAGGTGCCACTGAACAAACCTTGCAACATTCATTTAGTTCTCAAATTGGTGATCAAGCTAATGGAGATTGGACTTTGCATATATGTGATCATGATAAAAATGCTATAGGCTTTATCTCAGGCTGGAAATTATACATAACTTTTGATGAAATATGGGGATCATAAATGATTATTTTGGTGAGCAGTTCAGGTCCTTCATCTAATGAAACAATGGATGTAACAATTGATAATAACTTTAACGTTGGAGCAAACTCTAGGGATGCTTGTAAATATTTTTATAATGTTGACGTAAGTAAACAAAACAGTTCACCAACATCTGTTTCAATTCCTCAATTTACTGAATGTCTTTTTAACTCAACACCCGTAGCTACACAAGATGTAACATTATGCAATTAATAAATGCTCAACTTAAAAAATTATTCAAAGACTCTATTGATCAAATAGTTGGTACTAATGGACTAACTACAAAATGTCTTATTAGATATGGCTCGTTAAGTCATCAGCTATGTAATAATTGTAAATTCGACCCTATTACAAAATCTTCTAGTAATATTTATAATGGTACTGGTCCAGCAGCTTTTGACGATTATCAAATATGTCCTGTATGTCTAGGACAAGGAAGACTTGAACATACAGATGAGGATACTCTTCATTTAGCTATATTATTTGATAGCAAATATTGGATTAAGACATCCGCACCCATAAATATCGCAGACGGAAGTATACAAACTATTTCGCCAATATCTACTATGCTACAACTTAGAGCAGCTAATGATCTTAAGATAGATTCGGATCTTAAAAATCATGGTAATTACATATATGAAAGAGCTTCAGACCCTGAACCAGCTGGACTAGGTAGCGCAGATTATATTATTACTATGTGGAAAAGAAAATGAATATTGGTATTAGAATATTGGAATCAGACAATACTATTGCTATAAAAATACTTAATGCTTTAAAGCCAGAACTAAACAAAGTTTTTAATAAAGCTGTTTCTAAAATAGAAGCTGAGATACAAAAATCTTTAATTTCAGCACTTAAACAAGAGCCTGAATATGGTCAACTAATTAGCGGTATGTTAAGGACTGAGTTTGGGATAGAAGATACCAGTAATGTAGAAGCTATAGTAGAAAAAATGGCTCAAACAACCAAGGCAAGATCTCTTCCTGTATCAGTGGTTGGCAAAAGCCTTAAAGGAGGTATAGTAATAGAAGCTATACAGTCTGACAATATTAGCAATATTATTTATGCAGATGAAGCATACGTGTTTGATAGAAAAGGTTATTCTATGCCTTGGTTAGAATGGTTATTGTTGAGAGGTAATAGTGTATTAGTTAAAGGGTACGAAGTTAAATATGGACCAAGTCCTTTTTCAAGAAGTGGTAATGGTATTATGGTCAATTCTAATCAAGATTGGAGAGTTCCGCCAGAGTATAAAGGTACCGCAGGAGACAACTGGACAACAAGGGCCATTAGTAGACTTGATCGAGAAATTGTGTCAATTATAAAAAGAAATATAGAGAAAAGCATATGAGTGTTATTAGAAATTATTCTAAATTTAATTTAGTAGATAAAGTAGGAGAAAAGAACTCTTTTTCTACAATAGAACACAATATCAAACACTTTTTGGATTGGTGTTTTTTAAATGTTGGAGGTTTTGTTAATGTTGATATTCCAACACAAGATATGAGTCAAGGCAATTTTCATAAACTTAGACCTGTAAATAACCCCGAATCAAGCAGAAATAATACTGCTTGGGAAGCTTTTAGAAAAGACTGGGTATATGAGACAGGGGTAGACTATTCTACCAACCCCAACACTGTTAGTGGCATATATATAAATGATACTTTTTATCCTGGTCCTACAGGTAATTCTACTAGATCTTATTATATAGATTACTCAAATGGCCGTATTACATTAGACAAACCTATTAGTGCTAGTAGTAAAGTACATGTAGATTATGCTTATAGATATGTTCAGACATATAAAAGCTCAGAAAGTTTCTGGTGGAAAGAGCTACAAAGAAATACATATCAAGCTTATCAGTTCGATAAAAATCCAGACTACAACATATTGGCCAATAATAGAGTTCAGCCTCCTTTTATAGTTATAGAAACAATAGCACGAAATCAACAAATACCTTTAGAACTAGGTAGTTATGAGAATATTCTAAGACAAGATGTTTTATTACATATATTCACCCAAAATACAAATCAAAGAGATTCCTTGGTAGACACCCTGTTACTGCAAAAAGATAAGAGTCTTGCTCTGTACGATACAGATAAATTGGTTAAAAACAATAAATATGAACTTAATTACAGAGGAGAAATTAATCCTAGTGGAATTAATTATGCTGATATAGTCTCTGATTCAAGTTATATTTCTAGATTTGGCCATATTAGTAACTCTATTTTATCAGAAAAAAATACCCTGTCTAGCAGTCTTCATAACGCTGTTATTCGTTGGACCCTAGAAATAAACAAATAAATTTTTTTTGGTGTAATCTGTTAGTATAGAGCCCAACGCACATTAATGTTTTCAACTTATTCACGGAGCTTAAACAATGGCAAATACAAGAGTATATTACGCAACACAAGCGGTAGGTATTACACCTAGAAATCCAGGCAATAAAAAAGGTACAAACCAACAGTTTCCTAAAGGTCTACAAAGCGTAGGCGTTACAACCAACTTTAATCTAGAACAAGTCTTTCAGCTTGGCCAACTCGAAATTTTTGATAATGTCGAGAATGTGCCTGATGTGGAAGTTAGTCTTCAAAAAATTGCTGATGGTAGTAAGTTCCTATATCCAATATGCGTTGAGGGTACTGGTGTTACCGAAGCGGGCCAAGGCAGTGCGTTTAAGAAAGAAATTGGTGAAGTTAGTACAAACAGATGTAATGTTGAGTTGCGTATTTACAAAGATACTAGTACCGATGTTTTTAATCAAAATGACATAGGTGGTGCTGCTTCTACTGCTTACGGTACAGTTACTTGTAGCGGAATGTATCTTTCTAGTATTGCATATACCATTCCTGTTGAAGGCTTTATTACAGAAGATGTAACTCTTGTTGGAAACTCAAAGATTTATAGCAATAATACTGGTGCCGGTGCTGGCGAAGGCGGTTCTACTTCTGCTGATGGAGGAAAAACTCTTTCACCTCACAAGATTGGTCGTAGAATCAATCTAAGCGATCAGAGTGTGTTGCCAACTGGTACGCCTGATGGGAATAAAGATGCTGATGGTGGAATCATGGGCGCAATTGCTATCAATCAACGAGATGATGGTAAAGGTGGTAGACCATACCTTCAAAACATTAATGTAAGTATGGACCTTGGTAGAGAAGCAGTATTTGAACTTGGCAAGTTTGCTCCTTATGCTAGATATGCTACTTTCCCAATTGAAGTTAGTAGTGAATTCGAAGTTCTTGCTGAAAGTCATGATCAAGTACAGGCTAGAGACTTTGATGATGTTGCTGCTTGTAGCACTACACAGATTAAAAATCTTGATGACCAAACAATTAAGTTAGTTATCTGTGGTAGTGGAGTAGACGACAATTACATTATTGACCTTGGCGAGAAAAACAAGCTTACTAGTGTAAACTTTAGTGGTGGAGATACTGGTGGCGGTAATGCTACTATCACATACAGTTATCAAACTTTTAATAAGTTTACTGTTGATGCTTCCGGTAGTTTTGAAAATACCAGCGTACGAGTAATCGGTGGCTAGTTAGCGTTTAGGTTGGTTTATAGATTTAGGATTCATATAAACAGGAAAAAAGGAAAAAGGATGAATTATAATACGGACGATATACTATTGTCTTTGGGTAGGTTGCATTTCGATATGTCTCAGGCCCAAAGATATATAGGTTTACTACAAGAGGAAATCAAAGAAAAAGACCAGACAATAAAACAATTGCAATCTAGTAATAATCAGGATAAGGATGAATAATGCGGAAATACAGTTTCTTTTGCATAGAATTTTTGAAAAAAGACTACAATTTTACTTTCAAGACACTGTTTATGAACTAAGATATGCAAACAATAAACTCAACTATAATGCTGACCTTATATACTACAATACAATCAACGAAGAAAAATACGGGAATTGGATTCGTGAAGAACATATGATCAAGCTTATGGTTGAGTTAGAATTATGGAATGACAATGTGGAAAAGCAAATGAAAGTTTTTGATAAAACTATAGAAGATAAAAAACTAGCATTATTTGAAACCTACTTGGTAGACAAGAAGAGCAAAAGAATAAATCAAGATAGAAAATATATTCGAAATTTAGAAAATCAAATCAGCTCCTTACATGCCAAAAGACAAGACTTTAAAACACATACACTTGAGGGTTATGCAGAAGGAATCAAACAAGAATATATAATTGTTCACTCATTATACTGCAATAATAAGAAAGTATTTAACAATCAAACTCATAAATCGCCCCAATCTTATAATAAATTTAATCAACTAGTTAGTGAAATCAATAAATACCATATTAACAATAATCAATATAGAGATATAGCTAAAAGCGACATTTGGAGATCTTACTGGAATGCAGATAAACAAAATGTATTTCCTGGTTCAGTATGTGATTGGTCAGAAGAGCAAAGAAATCTAGTTAATACCAGCAAAATGTATGATAGTGTTTATGATCACCCAGAGTCTCCCAGTGAAGAAATTATTGATGACCATGATTTGTTGGATGGTTGGATGATAAAACAGAAAAGAGATAATGCTAGAAAGAAGAAGCAGGGTGATTTAGATAAGCAAAACCAGAGGCTTGCAGGAGCAGGAGAAGTATTTATGATGGCTAAAGACAAACAAGAGTTATCCGATATTCACGACATGAATAACCCTTTGGCAAAACAGATGCATCGTACAAATGTAAAACAAATGGAAGAAGAAGGTTCTGTAGCTGTTGAAAATTTGCATACAACTAAAACAGTCGTAATTCCAGAACAAAAACAGGGCTTAAATGTAAGAAAGAATTTCTAATATGAGACATAAAAAAAATAAACACAACATAGTAAAGCAAATGGAAACTAGAATTAAAACTGCTATGATTGGTTCTTTAGCTAGATTTGAAGAAGCTTTCGGAGAAGTGCTAGACAGTAGCGACCATTATGCAGAACTGTGGGATGATGTAAGAACTAAAATTTTGAATAACGGAAATCATCAAATTAGATTGGCAACAGAGGAACTAGAGACTTTTATTTACGACAATAATTGTAAACCTAGTGTTGAGAAAAAGTATCACTATAAATTTAACATTAATCAGGACAGGAGCGAAGATGAAGACTAAAACATTTAAAGTAGAAGTGGATGGAGCAGAAAAGGAATTCTTAGTTAAGAATCCTTCTTTGCACGATCAAAGAGAGGCTCAAAAGGTTTATAATCAAGCCTTTACTGATGCCGTAAAATCTAAAAGTGTTGTCAGAGCAAAGCTAGAAGACTTGCTTAAAGATCAAGGGTTATGGGATGACGACAAACAAATAAAATTTGATACTCTTCAAAGAGAACTTTTGGACGGTGAAAAGAAACTAGCTAAGGGTGGTTTTGGACTTACCCAAGCTAAAGAATTAGCTCTAAGAATGAAAAATGTGCGTGATGAAATTAGGGCTTTGGTAAGTGTGCGAACCAGTTTAGATAATCACAGTGCTGAAGGTCAAGCTGATAATGCTAGATTTAATTATTTAGTATCTAGTTGTGTAGTAGATAATGACACAAAGCAGCCTTGTTTTGCTAGTATGGAAGATTACTTAAATAGATCAGGAGAAGAGGTTGCTATTTTGGGCGCTCAGCATTTGGCCAATATGATTTATGGCTTGGACAATGATTATGAGCATAATCTACCAGAAAATAAATTCCTTAAAAAATACAAGTTTGTAGATGAAGAACTTAGACTTGTTAATAAAGAAGGGGATTTTGTGGATGCCGAAGGTCGTTTGGTTGATGAAAGTGGTAGATATATCGACAAAGAAGGTAATTTTGTTGATAGATTTGGTAATATTGTTGATGCTGAAGGCGAATATGTCGTTGACGCAGAACCTTTCTTGGACGATGATGGTAAGCCGATTATTCTAGAGGAAGAAGAGGAAGTTGTTGCTGAAACAACCGAAGATTCTACCGAAAAAGAAGCTCCAGTTGCTAAATCTTCTAAATCTAAAAAATCTAAAGAAGATAAAGCAGAAAAGGAAGAATCAGCTTAATTTAGTGTATATTATAGTGTTGCTTTTTATATAAGGGATCCCACGCAGTGGGATCTCTTTGTATAAGGATTAAGGATATATACTTCAATGGCCAATGCTTTTAACTTGACAGCACAGCTTAATCTTAGAGGTCCCTCTAATCTTAAGCCTGTGATAAAAAACATTAAATCACAATTGGGTAATATTAATGCTAATGTTAATTTAACAGTAGCAAAAAATAGTAGTGCTAATATAGCAAAATTAAATGCTGGACTAAAAGCCCTTAATAAAACATTAAATACTACAACTGTTACTAGTAGAAATGCAGCGAATGCTATTAGCAGTTTAGGCACGGCAATTAAAGGGATTAATGCTAGCCAGGTTAGTGCTTCTATTAATAAAGCTACCCAAGCCTCAAAGCAATTAGCTGCTCAACAGCAAACTGTAAGCAAATCCCTAGCCTCTTCTAGAACAGAAATGGAAGAGTTTGGTAAACAGTCAGGTTTGGCTATTAGAAGATTTGCTGCGTTTAGTGCCGTAACTGCTGTTGTTTTTAAATTAAATAATGCTATTAATACTGGCGTTAGCTCTTTTATAGAATTTGAACAACAATTCATTAGATTGCAACAGGTTACAGGAGATAGTGCTCAGTCTTTAAGTAGACTACAAACCTCTATTACTAAACTTAGTACTGGCTTAGGTGTTACTTCTCAAGAATTAAGCCAAGTTTCTGTTACGTTAGCTCAGGCTGGTTTAAATGCGAGAGAAACAGAAAAAGCATTAGAGGCATTAGCTCTTAGTGCTTTGGCTCCTTCTTTTGATAATCTTAACAATACTGTCGAAGGTAGTATTGCATTGATGCGTCAGTTTGGTATTAGTTCCAATGAGTTAGGAAGCGCTTTAGGTAGTATTAATGCTGTTGCGGCTAGTTTTGCTGTTGAAGCAGGAGACATTATCAAAGCTATTAGTAGAACTGGTGGTGTGTTTGCTAATGCCAGTAAAGGAGTAAGTGAAGGTACAGACGCTCTTAACGAATTCATTGCAGTATTTACTAGTGTTAGAGCTACTACTCGTGAAAGTGCAGAAACTATTGCGACAGGTTTAAGAACTATTTTTACAAGAATACAAAGAGGCTCTACGATAGAAGCTCTTAAAGAGTTTGGAGTTACTCTTACAGACTTAGAAGGTAAATTTGTTGGACCATTTAAAGCTATTCAATTATTAAGTGAAGGTCTTGGAAGATTAGATCCTAGAGATATTTCATTCTCAAATATTGTAGAAGAGCTTGGTGGTTTCCGTCAAATTGGTAAAGTTATTCCTCTTATTCAACAATTTGCTACCGCACAAAGAGCTTTAGGAGTAGCTAATGCTGGACAAGGGTCTCTTGCAGAAGATGCGGCAATCGCTCAATTAAGTTTAGCCAATCAAATAGCCAAAGTTCGAGAAGAATTTTTAGGACTGTTTAGAGAAATAGGAGGAAGTGATAGTTTTCAAACAATTGCTAAAGGAGCTTTAGGTTTAGCTAGTGCTTTAATTAAAATTGCAGATAGTGTTAAAGGCGTTCTGCCTGTCTTGGCTATTATGGGAGCTGCTAAGGGTCTTTCTGCTGTTACACAATTTACTGCTGGATTTGCAGGAGGTATAAAAAGCGGTGGTGGGGCTAGAGGTTTTGGCTCAAGGATGTCTGGAGCTCCTAGTGGTTTTGCTACAGGAGGTTTGGTTCCTGGCCAGGGTAATAGAGATACTGTACCAGCAATGCTAACGCCGGGTGAGTTTGTAATTAGAAAAAAAGCAGTTGAAACTATTGGTGCTTCAAAATTAGGAAGCATGAATAAATATGCTGGAGGAGGCAAAGTACAAAAATTTGCTAAGGCAGGGCCTGTTAGATATAAGGCCGATAGAGGCAGTAAAATGCAAGAAGTTGAAAATTTAGGAGCTAGAGATGGAGATTCTTGGAGAGTTAATTATATTCCTTCTCCAGATAAGGTCGGTCCCGTCACTACTAGAGCCGTAGGGTATGACGCTTATGAAATAGGAAAAGGAAAAGGAAGAAAATGGGAAAGAGCTTTAGGTCAAATAGCTACTGATGTTGCAGATAGCGAATTTAAAAAGGGAAGCAGCCAAGCTTTTACAAAAGGATTTAATGCTGTTGGAGATAAAAACAGATCCATCGGTTCTCGTCCACTACATAATGTAGGTGACGTTGCTAGGGAACTAATTTCTCAAGGATTAGCTGTTCCTGCTGGATCGAAGGCTACAGGAAGTTCACCACAGCCGACAGATCAACAAATAGCCACACTTAAAACTTTTTCTTTTGAATACGACAAAAAAACAGGTAAGACTAAAGGAGGACCTTTAAGACCAGGATTTAATTTAGGGGGCTCGGTACAAAGATTTGAAAATGGTGGAGGTATTAAAGTTGCAAAAACCGGCAAGGTTACTAAAGCAGCTATAGCAGGAGCAACAACATCACAAATACAATCTTTGCTGACTAATCCGAACGTGCGTAAAAATCCAGCATCGATGGCATCATTAACTAAGGCTTTGAAAGAAAAACAACTTCAAGAAGCAGTATTGCCTAAGTTTGCTGTAATTGGACTGAGAGGAAGAAACTTTAACGAAAAAGTAAAAGCTCCTTCAAGTAAAAAAGCAGTAAATATTATGGGCTCTGTTTTACCAAAAGGTATTGCAGATGCTTATGAAGGACAAATGGCGGACGGTTTTACTAAGACAGTTAAAGGCATATCTGGTCAAATTGCAGGTAAAGTTGGAGCTAATGTAATATCTGACACAGAACTTAAAGCAATTATAACAGAAACAGGTTTTTACAATGCTGTTGGTGCTTATCTTGAAAGTGCTGTCGCTGGAGTTGGTGCTCCTTTTCTAAAATCTTCAATTAATGAACCTATTGATTTTCCTGCCGGTGTTGGTAATGTTGGTAGTATGTTTGGTATTCCTGGAAATATTCCTACAGATACCACTCGAACTGTTGCTGAGAAAGGCAAAAGTCCTCAAGCGTTTCTTGGTCAAGTAGATAGATATATAGAAAAATATGGAACTACAGGAGCATTAAAACTTGCTGCTGGAGGAAGTGTAGCAGATACCGTTCCTGCATTGTTAACTCCCGGCGAATTTGTAATTAACAAAAAAGCAGCAAGAAGCATAGGTTCTGCTCAACTCAATAAGATGAATAAAGCAGACAAACTTCAAGGTTTTAATAAAGGTGGTCCTGTTGGGTTTGCTGATGGAGGAGGAGTGCCTCTTAGACCAGATGTTATTCAACAATCTACTGTTGCCATACCTGATAGCGCTAGACAAGGACTAGAAGAAATTATAAATGTATTAGAAGAGTTAGGAGTTCAATCTAAAGCAACTTCTAGCGTGGTTGCTAATCAGGGTAGAGTTAGTTATGAAACTGCAATTGATGCTTCTAAAGCAGATTTAGCAAAAGCCAAAGCAGCAGGAGCATCATCTGCTCAGATAGGGGTTTTAACTAAAAATTTAATAAATTTACAAAGTGAAGCGTCAGCAAGTGTTAAAAAAAGACAAGGACTAGAAAGCGCTTTTGGTGCAGGAGGACGGGATAGCGCAACACAACAAGCAAATATTTTAAGTCAAGCAGAGACATTAGCTGAAGGACGTATAGCAAAAGCTTCAGCAACCAAAGGTAAGAATTTAACTGCTGAAGACATAGCTAAAATTAGAGACTCCTCTTTTTCTGACGCAACCAGATCGGTAACGGGGGTTTCTAACGCTGATCTTAAAGCGTCAGGTATTAAGGGTTCGGATATTCAACAATATATATCTGAGACGGAATTAGATTTAAAGTCTCAGGATAAATTTTTGGAACAATTCCAAACCAGTAGACAAAAGCAGCTTTTATCCCAAAAAACACAGGCCGGTACCGCAAAATACACAGCAGAAGAAGCTAAAAAATTAGCAGCTAAAGAAGTCAAAGCACGAAGAGATGTTACCAAACAGATACAAAAATCCAGAGGATTGCCAACTGGTGGAGGTTTTGGCTCCAGACTTAAAGGTATGGGTGGACCTCAAGCTAGTATTGCTGCTAGTTTAGCTCTTCCTATGATAACAGACTTTTTCGCTGGAGGAGAACCTACTAGTGCTAGCGGAGCATCTAGTCAGGCATTAGTTCAAGGAGGAGCAGGAGCAATTTCTACAGGACTTGCTGTAGGTAGTATTGCTGGTCCTATTGCAGGGCTTGCTGCTGGGGCAGTAACTTTGGTTAAGTCGTTTGCAGATGCACAAAACGCTGCTGTGGAGTTTGCAGAAAAACTTAGTAGAAGTAAAATTGAAGAATCAGCCGAAAAACTTAACAAAGCTTTTGAGATACTAGCAAAGAATGCTGAAGATCAACAAACCATCAATCTTGTAGAAGCAGAACTAAGAAATATAAGTGATGAGACTAGAAAGTTAGTAGACAGTAATAATAATACCACCCAGGTTGGTTTGCTCAATATGTTCGATGTTTTTTCATCTAGTGAAGCATTTAATCAAAGAGGAGAGGTTTTAAGTAATCAGGGAATAGGTGCTTATCTACAAACTCTGTTTAACTCTTCTGGGCTAGAAGATGCTTTTGATAAAGAGAGACCTAGAATAGCTAGAGAAAATGCTAAGTTATTTGCAGAAACTACTCAAGCCACTAGAGAATTCATACATTCATTAGTTAATTCAGGAAAAACCTATGAAGAATTAATAAATGATCCTAATCTTCTTAAATTTTCTGAAAATTTAGTGTTAGCAGACGTTGCTGTACAAAGAGCTATACAAAATATCCAAAAAGCAGGCGGAAGTTCTGCAGACGTAGCTGACTTTGTGGCACGAGCTGCTGCTGAAAAAGCTAGAGAACAAATTAATATTAGCATTAATACTAAAGCTTTAGACGATCTTAATAAATCAGCTAAAGAACTTTCTATAAGTTTTAAAAGACTATTTTCTAGTATGGACCAACAAGTTGCTAGAGCTACTTTTAGTTTAGCTAGATTTGATGAAGGTTTAGAACAAAGCATAAATGCTCTTAGTGGTTCAGCAAGAATAGGAGAATCTTCTTCGCGTGATGCAAATATTTTAGAAAACCCTTTGGCGTTTAGTAGTGCGGATTTTAATTCAGCTACCGCTAGAAGTGCTGGTAGATTTGGTGAAGATTCCACACTTGTTAGAGGTATATTACAACTTGGACCAAGTTTAGAAGACAGCATACTTAAAACTATTAATACAGTTCTGGCTAATGACGGGGATAATCCTGAGATAGCAAAAGGAAGAATTAATAGAGCCGTTCAAGAAGAATTAAAGAATCTAGGTCTGCCCGCTTCCCTAGCAGCTAAATTATCCAGAGAAATTGCAAAAGCTGTAGGAGACATTACCAATGAGACAGACAAAGGATCTGTTTCACTACAAGAACTAACAGAAAAAATATCAGGTTTAAATGACTTAATAGGAACATCTGCGCAAGCCAGAAAGACTGCGATCAATGCTTTAAATCAATGGCAGTCTTCACTAAATTCGTATGCTAGCGCTATCAATAAAATAACAGAGATGCAATTAGAATCTGCAAATCGATTAAGAAGAGCAAGTAGCATATTATTCGATGCTCAGGTTAGTCTAGCCGGTGCTCTTGGTAAGGATATTAGTTTAGATACTTTAGAAAGAGAAAGAGATAGAGATATTAGATCTCGAACAGGAGGACTTAACGATCCTGTAGATATTGCGAATTCATTAAGCTCTTTGTTAGACAGAAGGCAGGCTCAAGCGGCTAATAGACAGGCTGCTGGTGCTGATATCAATGCTCCAGATGCTTCTGCTGCTGTTGTTAAAACCACTCAAGAATTAGCTAAAACAAATTTTCAAATCAATGAAACTAGAGCAGCGCTTGAAAGTTTAGCCAACGACTCGAATCTGGCTTCTGCTGCACTCAACAAAATACAAAAAGCTCAACAAGATCAAGCTGGTAAAGTTACTTTTATTGAAAAATTAGTAACTAGTACGCCAGCAGAATTAAAAAACTTAAACAATTCTTTTGCTGATTTACAAAGATACATAAGTGGTCAGGCTATCTCTATTCAAGAAAGCACAGCAGCTCAAAAGGCTTATAGAAAAGCTTTACGAAGCGGAGCTAGTAGACAAGATGCTCAAAAAGAAGCACAAAAAGCATTCGCAGATCAAAGAGGCAATGCTTTATCTTTATTAAAAGAAATCAGTCCTTTTCTAGGAGATAATCAACAGTCAAATGATCTTAGAGCTAGTGCTCTTGAAACTATGCTGAGAGAGAGTGGTGTAGGTTTAAATCCTATGCTAACTAATGTTCTAGATGCTTTAAGAAATCCACAACTTGATCCCGCTACAGCTAAAGCTATTAGCACATATGAAAAAGCTATAAATATTCAATCTCAAGCAAATGTACAACTTGCTAGGCTTAATGACGAACTGGCATCCAAAATAGCTAAAAGTAGCGCTGAAGCAATAAGAGATGCTTTAGAAGGTGTTACTGTAAAATTTGATCAACAACAACTTGACGATCTTGTAAATGGAATCAGAACTGCAGTACCAGGAGGAAAGCCCGATGGTAAAGCTGCTGGTGGTATTATTTATGCTAGCCAAGGCACTGCTGTTGATTTTGCTCCTCAAGGGACAGATACAGTTCCTGCTATGCTTACTCCAGGAGAATTTGTAGTTAATCGATCAGCTACACAGAAAAATAGACCAATACTGGAAGCAATAAATAATGGATACTCTAAAGGAGGATCAGTCTCCTATTATGCTGGTGGAGGTTTTGTCGCGGGTAGTGCTGCCGCTGCTGATGATATATGGAAATATGACGCCAGTAAAAAACCTATTACTGTTGACAGTTTTCGGGAAGCGCCGACTTTGGATCCGTATGACGCATATACAGGATTAACAATAGGTAGAGAAATTGCCCCCAGTAAAGTTGTTTTTGAAAATGATCAAGCAAGAGTATCTGTTCCTCCTCTTATGGGTGAAGGTTTGACAGACGATGCTAACACAGTTTTGGATAAAAAAATACTTAGAACAAATAAATTATTAAGTATATCTCAAACAAGCAAACCATTGGCTGAGGCTACTCTAGCGTTTACTAAAGATGCGTTTGGTATTAAAACTAAAGTGTCAAAAAACTCTCTAGCTTTGGGTTCTGGCAAAAGAACATTTCAAATGCCAGTTTTTAGAGATACTGCAAAGCAATATGAAGAAGCAGATTTTTTAAAGTTAGTTCAAGATTATGGTAATGTAAATCTAGGAAGGCAAACACCAGGACAAAAAGTAGGTGCATTTGAAGAATTTATAGATGCTAGTGGTGGCAAGCTAAAAATACCTCTAGATATCGACGCTATTACTACGGCAGATCCTACAATCGGTATGACGTTTGAATCTAGCTTGTTTAACGATACTGTTATACTAAAATTAAAAAAATTAGCAGCCAGAATAAGTGATCCTGATGCTGGTCTTGGTTTCTTTTATGGTCAAAACCCAGCTGCATATGGTAAAGCTCTTATGGGATATGATGTTCCAAATAAAACCCAAGCTGATTTTGGTGCTGGTCAAAAAAATATAGTAGGAGATTCTATTTTTGAGTCTGCAGAGGGTGACAATATTGTTGGACAAATACCTACAAATTCATATTCAGCAGCAATGACAAAGTTTTCTGAAACAAAAGATAGACTAAATGAGCTTAAGGGTCTTTATGATAGAGGAGGAAGAGAAAGAGAATCTATTTTTCAAGATACTGATGCGGGACAGAAAAAAATTACAGACAAATTAAAAAAGATTTATACTTCCAATTCTCCTTTTATGGCCTATGGTTTTCCATCTACAGATCTTACAAACTTAGATAAAATAGGAGCTTTAAAAGAAGCAATAACTATTTATGGTGGTGGTCAATTAGAATTTGAAAATAAGTTTAGACAGACAATACAAAATCTTGTTGGCACCACCCAAATACAAGCTAATCAAACCTCTTTAGGCACAGGCAAACCTATTTACATTTCTGCTACTGGAGGACCAGGAAAAGCTTTTGGTTGGACACAAGGTGTAGATTTAGAAGATCTGGATGTAGACTTTGCCAAAAGAAAACAAGAGGCAGAGGATGAAATGTCAAGGATTACAGGAACTAACGAATCTAAGTTAAAAGGTTTCTTTAATTTAGATGTTCCAGTTAATGGAAATCAGCAAAGTATTAAAATTCCTTATCATTTAAATTATACAAAATTTGACGGGAAATTGTGGGATTCTAATAATTTGACTGCTTCTCCTAGAGAAATGTCAGATTTATTAGGAGGACCAGGATATATATTAAACGCAGTAGCTGCAGACGCTCTCAATCCTTATGCTAAATTTAATGCTGGTAATGATATAGCTTTGGCAGCTAATCAAGCAGCTTTTGACAGTGATCTTGTTGTAAGTCCAGATTTTATTGAATCTAAATTTCAAAATGCTACTGTTAAAAACTATTTAGGAGAGGTTATAGAGCAGAGCAAGACAAACTTGGGTAGTAAAACAGCTGCTCTTGGTCCAATGAGTACTACCCTTGCTGCTGGAAACGGACTATCTTTCTTTAAAAAATCCAACAATACTTTTATTGATCCTAATATATCTAGAGTAGGCCTACCAACAAATGCTAGAACCACATCCCTAGAAAACTACTTAACAGCAGTTGCGGATCAAGTTCTTAAAGCAGGAAAAGATGCTCAAGAAAAGGCAGGCTCTCAAGTTGCTAATCCTGAGGAGTTTAAATCTACTCTTTCTCACATGAAATATCTTAAACCAGCTTTTGAAACTATTGCTAATACAGCATTTAGCTTGTTTGGAGCTGGCGGACCTTACAGCCTACCTGGTTCTCAGTTCGGAGTACCTGTACAAAATTTAGTAAACAGACAACAGATCAGAGATCTTAGTGGTATCTTGGGCGGTCAGTTGAATTCTTATACTACTGGTGTTGCAGGTAGTGTGGTCGGTGGTAATTTCCCTAATTTAGCTAGTTATGATTTGTATAATAATGCTGAAGTTTTATCTCATGGCGCAATGGCTGCTTTTAATAGTATAGCAGGTAGCAATACTAACCTACTTAGTAGATACCTAAACCCAGAAGATCTTATTAAAGATAATTTCAATTGGCAAACTCTTAAAGATAAAACCTTAACTATGTTTAGAGCTCTAGGAGCAGGCCAAAAATCTAATGCATTCTTAGATGGAGCACAAGGCAAACTGACTGTTGATGATAAACTAGATCTTAGCAGTATTTTAGGAGAGGGAGACAGTATTATTAGTAGTGGTCCTGATAAGGATGGTAAATTTACCAGAGGTAAAAATGGGCAGATTGGTGATATAGATACTCTTAGAAACGTATTAGATATTGCTTTTAATCCTTACAATAGATTTGACGAAATTACAGATAGAAAAATTTTAATTAATGCTATTAAAGCAAGATTTATGGGCGCTACCGGATCTACTGGCAGACCTTTGTTTAGTCAGCAAATGACGCAAAATGTTATGGACAGTATGGATGCTGTTAAACTTTGGTTTGGTGGAGAACCTGGCGCAAATGCAGATATTGCTCAACCTCCTGAAGATTTTAATGCTGAAGGATTATCTAAAGAAGTTAAACAAAACCAACAACAACAAAGTTCACAAACTGGATCTAGCGTAGCTGGTAATGTGGCTAGAGGAATTACTGCTGCTGGTTCTTTCCTTCCTGGTTTAGCTGGGGCTGGTGGTGCGGATTCAATTAGTGGTGCCGCTGCTTCTATTAGAACATCTGCTTGGAAAGGTGTTGATTATCTGTACGATAGAGATCCTGCTACTCCAGATTATGCTACTAGACTAACAGAACTACAAAATGGTTTTGATCAAAAAATATATGATGAAGCTCAAAAAGGATTTGCAGAGTTAGGAGCTTTAGGTAATTTTGGTTCCTTACCTCCTCTTGATTATTATAAGTCTCTTGGTGATCCTGGCTATTACAAAACAGGAGGAATGATTTATGCTAGTCAGGGTCAATTAGTTGATTTTGAACCTAAAGGAACAGACACTGTACCTGCTATGCTGACTCCTGGTGAGTTTGTTATCAACAAGCAAGCTACACAAAAAAATCTTCCATTACTTAAAGCTATTAATAATGGAGGAGCTGAGTCTTATGGTGCGAATGGAGTTATGTATGCTGCTGATGGAACTGAGGGTCCCGTCAGGTCACCTGCTCAAACAAGAGCGCAGAAAGTGCAAAGATTTATAGCGTTGGATAAAAATAAGAATGGAGTACTGGAAGGAGATGAATTCCCTATAAGTAAATTCAGACAAGACACTAATCTAGATGGATTATTAACTCTAGATGAGTTTATCGGTATTATGGATAATGTAAATGCTGACGACATTAAGACCTACAGAAATACTCAACGTAGAAAACAGAAGTTTGAGAATAACGAGGAGCGTCTAAATGCATCTGCTCTTAGAACTAAAGATTTAAAAGAACAAAAAAAAGCCAGAAGTGCATATCTTAGAACAAGACAAGAAGCTTTAGACATTGGAGCAAGTATAGGAGAGGCTAATGCTGCTGGTCAAGAAGCTTACAGAAATAGTATTAATACTTATCAATCATTTGATAGAGACACTTATGACAGAATTGATGACCTACCTCTTGAAAGACAAGAAATAGCACGAAAAGCTCGTGAAAGAGAAAGATTGCGAACGGAAGAGCCAATTAGATTTCAAAAAGAAAGAAGAGCAACATTAGCTGCCGATAAAAAAGCAGAGGAGGATAGAATAAAGGCAGAAAGAGCGGCAAAGAAAGCTGAACGGCTTGAAAGGATTCGTGAAACTGAGAGAATTAGAAGAGAGGCTGAGGCCAAACAAGCTGAAGCTGATGAAAAATTAAAGACAAAATTATTGGGTGGTAGAGCAGACTATAGAGGTAGAGATAAGCAAAGATTAGATTTTGATGACGACTATGACAGAGGAGTTATGAGAAAGAAAGTTATAGCTGATAACTATACTTTCAAAGATAAGACAGGCGGATTTAGTACAACTGGAACTATTGAAGGTGTCGATTATGATGCTAAGATGATTACAATAGGCAAGATCGATCCTAAAACCGGACAACCTCTTTTAGATGATGATGGCAATCAAAGAACTACTACAGTACCTTTAGATAAACTTGGAGACAAGACCTTAGAAAGAGTAACTTCATCAGATCAATGGAATACAGGCAAACTAAAAGCAGAAAAACGTAGAGCTGATAAAATATTAAAAGATAAACAGTTAGCAGATGCTATACAGTCTGGTAATGAAGGGGCTATATATCCAATAGATTCTGCTGGAAGGCCAACAACAGATGGGCCACTAACTCCTGAAGAGCTTAGACAACAAAACGACATAGCACTAGCGAAACAGACAGACCAGGTTACGATGAGTACATTCAGGAATTTGAATGCAATAGAAGCAAAAGCAATAGAAAAGAGACAGAAGAAAGCTGCTAGAAGAGCAAAGACGTTAGAAAATAAAGAGAGATCGGACAAACTATTAGCTCCTGTAAGAGCGAAAAAAGCTCTTATTGAAGATATAAATAATCAGCTTGGACCAGAAGAAGCGTTGTTAGGAAGAATGTTTGACCAAGGTAAAGCTAGTAGTTTCGCTTATAAAGATAGTGCATTCAAATCAAAACAACCTAGAGGTAGAGAAGAAGCAGCTTACAGAATACAACGAGAAAAAGTCGAAGAACTTAAAGAAAGACGTAGAAAAGTTAAAAATGATGAAAAAGTTACTGTACCAAATCAGCCAATCAAACCAAGATTTGGAGGCAAAGGAGGCATCAAGGCTACAGAAGAAGAGAAGCAGGCTATTAATGCTAAATACGAAGCAGATCTTGCAGCATGGCAAGCTGAACAAAACAAGTACGATGCTCTTAGAACACAAGACAGTACCTTTGCTGCTGGAGTCGACGCTTTTACAAAAGCTCCTGTTGTTGCTCAGGGAATAGGTGCTGTACAAGGCGTTGCACAAACAGCTCAAGGAATGGCACAAACAGCTGGCGGCGCTCTTGGAATGATTGGATCAGTACCGTTGGCAATGGTATCAGACATTGTAAACAAGGCTCCTTTCATAAAAGATTTAACGCCAGATGAAGTCAAAGCGTTTACAAAAGAGCTTACTAGCGCATTTGCCAGTGGTTCACTAAATATGACGGGAGAAGGTCTTTCTAATTTTGTAGGTGGCGGAATTACTTTTGGACAATCCCTTGGTTTGAATCAAGATGAGCTATCTAAAACAGTTCAACAAGTAGGAGCTGCGCTACAGGAAGAACGACTAGCTAGGGCCGATGAACTTGGAGTTGGAGGTGCAGTTAGGGCTCTTGATACTATTTCAGCAATTGCTGCTGATTTCGCTGTTGGCGAGGGGTTGTTCTCTGTGGGAGGTAAACTTCTTAAGGCCGCTGCAACAACTAGGGCTGGTGGAAAACTTGCAGTCGCAAACAAATATAGTATGAATGTAGGAGAAGAGTTGTCTAAAGGATTAGGCAAATTAAACGAGATAGGACAAATGCCTGTTGGCGAAGCGATAGGAACAGCACGGAAAAAAGTAGGAGATTTTGCATCAAATGCTGCTGAACGAATTAAGAAATTTAATGAAACTATGTCTAGCACCCCAAGAGGTAAAGCTCAAGCTGCAAAAATACAAGCTTTAAGAGAAAATGCTATTAAAGCAGGAATACCTGAAAATCAAGCTAATCAATTTATATCAGATGCTATTGAGACACAAAAAGATTTGAGCTATAGAATACAACAGAATGAAGGACTATTACCAGATAGAGATCTTCTTGACTTAGCTCTAAATCGAAGAGATAGATTAAAGGAGATGGGCTATGATCCCGAACTTGCTGCTAAGCTTACTGGATTAGACTTTTTCCCTGAAAATCAACTAAATAATATTGTCAAAAACGAAGGATCACAGGCCGCTGAACGACAACTATATCAATATTTAGAGAGTGCAAGCCCAGAAGAGTTAGCTGCATTCAGGAAAAGCACACTTCAAGGACAACAACCCTTTAGAGCAATGCAGCGAGAAGCAAACGTAAAAACAACAATTGATGCGCAAAGAGCTGCTGCAGCTAGACAGCCATTTGGCAATACGTATACTCCAGGAGGACAGGGTCTGACTACCCAAGCAGCACCTCTTGCTCCATCAACCATTGCTCCACCAACCAGAGATCCTAACATACTTCAACCTATGTTTGATCCTGGAACTGGAGGTACACTAAATCCAACAAGAGGAGGATATCCACTTAGTAATACTCCTCAAGGGCTGTTTACATCTCCAAGTTCAGCAGCTGTTTCTCCGACAACAGCACCGGCAAAAACGACAGCAGCAACTACAGCAACTACAAAACCGACAGCAGCAACTACAGCAACTACAAAACCGACAACAGCAACTACAGCAACTACAAAACCGACAACAGCAACT